AATGAGTTAATAAATAAAAAATTTAAGAAGAGTCAGTTTTACTAACTCTTCTTTTTTTATCCTCCCTACACTACCTGATTATCTAGGAGTCTTAGGAATTGGTCTCTAGTCATTGTACCACCCGCTGCACACTTATGACCTCCACCATTATAGTTTTGTTTCATATAATCAGCAAGGTTTAATCCAGTTTCGGTTTCACTGTACATTGAAATTGAATAGTACAGCCCGCCGTTTTCATCATGCCTTAAGTTTACGCACACTGTAATATCATAATCTCCATATACTGACTCGAACTGCTGACTTCCAAATTCCTGAGTCAACATACAAATTCCCTTATACTTACCACCTACTATTACTGAAAATGCATGAGACTTAACGGCGGCTTTATAACGTTTCTGATTATATACTGTTATCTGCTTACCTGTCTCTAGTATTTCTGCAGTGAGTGGGGAATTATCAATCCTCAGCCTGTCAAATACTTGGTTAATGGAATTCAAGACCATGCCATACTTAGTACGAAGACCAAGTTGGAATGCTAGTGTCTCCTTGTCCCATGAAAACCGACTCTTATCCCAAACATCATATGCAGATACTAGCCTCACAGCTTTCGGAACAATACTATCAACACCATACATAAATTTCCAACATAGTTCACACGCACCAAGACCTATCATTCTAAGTCCATCCATGTCATCGTAAGAATGTTCCTTGGCTGTATCAATCGCCCCTATGTGATGATCAATCCAGATAGCTCTATAACCACCAGATAACTCCTTAAGTCTTTTCATGTCCTCTGGTGGAAATGATATGTCAACTAGAAAAACATGACATAGCTCATCCTTACCAATCTTAGGTAGTTCTGGAATGCTGTCTCCATAATTCCATCCCTTTGTCAATACTTTCTCATACCCAAGCTCTCTTTCTAGGTAGTCTTGGATAATCGCAGCTGAAAATAATCCATCATAATCAACTCTATGATATACGATAAATCCTACAGTTTTCTTCATCTTAAAAGTCCTTATCTCTTATTAATTCACGTACTCTATCTTCTAATAAGGATTCTGCGATTGATTCTAGCTGAAAATTACCACTACAGTACACATAATAGACGTTACGTACTGTATCCCAATTCTTAGCTGTAAAATCTTCGATCAAGGCTACATTTTTTATTGCTGCTCTTAAGCTCATCAATTCTAGCTCATCTTTATAAGTAACTCTAACTTTTCCAGCATAGGATATAACTGATGTCTTAGCTGGCTCACTTTTAAAACTAATCTCACTCACTAAGTCTTTAATAGTCTTAATAGAATAACCACAACTGCGAATTATATCTTCGCAGTCTTTTCTTTTTAGTCTTATTCTTACCGTCATAACTTGAAATTTATATTAATACTCTTCTACAAATAAGGAAACGATACCTAGGGAGTAACAAAAATGTAGCCTAACCTCACGGCTAAGCTACAAATAATGGCTTTATTAGAAAAAATCCCCTGATAAGAGTATTTCTCATTAATAAGAAATCTAGGGGATCTCAGGGTGCAAAAAAACATAGTCGACCCATCACAGGCCAACTATGTAATCTAACAACAAACTTCTGAGTACAAATCATTTATCACTATTAAGGAATCTACCCTGTCCTGTAATACCTTTTTTTCCAGTACCTACCTTTTCTCTTTTCAAATATTTCAGGTGGTACTGTTACAAATCCAGTACTACTTGCTTTTAGATATTCAGGTTTCTCGCCCGGCTTGATATTAAAAGATGTATTAATCGACACACTAATTAGGTCTTCTAGTTTAATCCCATCTAGTGCAAGCGGACAAATACCTAAACCTTTACAAGTAAAATCCAAGATCAGATATATACTCCCATTCTGGTCTAGTAGTTCAACATCATTCCTCTTAATTGAACCGGGGAAAGACTCTCTAACTACTGACCAACTGAGACATGTACCCCTCGATAGTTCATTATACTTATCTAGGTCTGTACTAATTATATCTTTCTTCAGACTAACCTCAAGCTGTGTAAGTAGTAACTCTAAGTCTAAATATAATATCTGTCTACCTGTCCAATCCAAGCAGACTGTATCAGAATCTACATACCTAAATCCAGGGAGTTCTACAATCATATATCTAATACTACCTGTCTTCCCTGGTACTATAGACTTATCATACGTACTTAAGTTAAACGGATCAAAATCATCACATTCCAGACTAGTACTAATCCAACCTAAGCCAGCTGAGAATACGGCAAGGAAGTTTTGATACACAATACCCAACTCCTCACACTGTTCTTTATTCATCAACCTAAACTTACTAGGCTCGTCAGATAGTACTTGCATTACTACTATTGACTTGTCGGGGAAGTGTTTTATCAGCCTAAATATCAAATCCGAGCCTGACATCCTTAGCTTATATAGTTCACCTTCCTTCAGAACTACGCCCTTACTGTTCGGTGCTTCTATACCTTCTAGTTCATACTCTATATTCGGTAAGCTAGACCTGATAGATACTGCTCTGACTTTTTCTAGGTACCTTCTCTTAGTGCTAGTATAAAGTATTTCGCCGGTTTTCTCATTGTACTTGTATGTAACGTCCCTTATCTTATCCTCTCTATACATTACTTAAGCGCATCTAGTACAAATTCAGTATTACTAAGCAAGAGGTTTTCAGATCTCTTACTCAGCTCTAACATTTTCGCTGACATTTCCTTATTAGCCTTCACAATTTCAGCACGGTCATTATCCCTCTGCTCTTTGATGTGTGCTAGCTTTTCAGTTGTGTCAGAGAGGGCAGTAAATACATCATTCATTGCCTTCTTGTAAGTCTCTACGTCAATAATACTTCTACTTCCCTCCACTAAGATCTTACTTGTTGTTTCTTTCATCATCTTAGCATTATTCAAGGTCAGTTCATTGTTGACATCCTTGATCGCCTTCTGAGTTTCAAGCACTGCCCTCTGTTTCTGATTCATAATGGCAATAGCGATCGATGTCTCCCAGTTTGGTATGATCGTCCTATAGATTTCTTCATTATTCTCACGCAGTCTCTCATTATTCTGCCTCATCATTCTAATCTGAGGTAGGTCGAGATTGTGTGTTTTCTGTCCGGCCATAAATAAGTCGAATGAGTGTCTGTCTATTTTTTCGACGAACTCACGCTGCTTATCTAATTCTGACTGACTGTGAGATGAAGGATCTTGCTCGAATTCCTTTAACATCTTCTGCAGCTTTTCTGTCTCGTCGTTATATAAGACAGCAAGTGCGACTACATGAACGCCGTAATATTCACACAACTCCTCAGCCCTTTGTTCCATTAAGACTAGAGAATTCATGTCACTATCCAAGTCTACCTCCATCTCTTTGACTTTGGCGATGATCTTGTTAACGTCATCCTTACTTGATTCGTACCTAGCCATGATCTTATCCGCCGACAAAACAGCAGGGGTACCAAACACTGGAATCATAACAACAAACTTTCTCCAACCCTTCATAGTACTTGGATCTTTCAGCTCGTTCTTTCTGATTGTACTGATAAGCTCTTTTACATACCTACCAGCCTCACCAGCCTTATCTAGCTTATTGAGTTCCAGCAAAGTACTAACACAATCACTGCCTGTACTTACTATATCTGAACCAAATTTCTTAAGACTATCAGAATCAGTTATACCCTTTGTGATATCCCTGCACCTCTTGATAGTCTGGTCATCAAGTCTTGTTACATCTACTTTGCCCTTATCATCGACTGTTCTACCTGCTTTGATAAGTGCTTCTTCTTTTTTCTTAATACTTAGGTTTCCCATAATCTCATTTAATAATTGATTTAATATATTTTGTTAATTCTTCCTTTGATAGTTCATTAAGATCTACCTGGTGATAATTCTGTAAGTTGCTCTCCTTTGCATCCAACACTATGAATCTACCAGTTATTGGATGAACACCAAAACCAATGAACGGAGTATTTCCATTTAGTCTAGCAAAGATATAGTCAAGGCAAGAGTTTTTAACACGCACCTTTGGAACAACTCCTAAGTCAATTCTAGAATTACTAAATTGTCTATTCCTATAAATCCTATACCCATTTTCTTTCAGCAATGGATAAATAGTACTCTCTATCGTAATAGATAATTCAAATCTTAGTTCTAGTAATCTTTGTTCATACTCAAAGAACTTAGTACTATTATAGATTATACTCAGTATCTTACTTAACTGATCCGTATCTTCTGGACCTAGTAAGACTTTTGCATCTAGCCCCATATAGTAGTTAGTTGCATCGTAGTAGTACTTAGTGAAGTTGTAAGTCATTATATTATTATTAACTACTACCAGCTCTAAATTTTCCTTCCTACCGTCAGTATAAATCTCAACTACTATTCTTGAATCTAGAATACTCATACCTTTCTCTCGTAGTACTGTTAATAATAGGTCCCCTTTGTGAGTGGATAGTTCAGTACATTGAAAGCCTGTTCTTAGTAAAGTATTAACTACATCACTTATTGGATCTCTTCTTCCAATATGTTTTATTCTTAATTCTTCTGTTAAATCTTTCATACTACTAATAAGGAAACAAGAGGGAGAGAATATTACTACCCTCTCCCAAAAAAAAAACATACCTATACTAACTCCTTGAGATAATACTCTGGATCTCTCTCACCATAGACCTCTTTCATCTTGTCTAGTGTTAGCTTATTACCATACTGTCTTATAAAATCTGAGAACTCCTGACCACTCATACTGCCTTGCTCACCTAACTTGATAGCTGCTTTCTTGATCAGTTCTTTCTCATTACTCAATACAGACCATACATAATCCATACCTTCCTTGATAAGTTCTAAGATTCTACCATCACCAGTTGACTTATTTGTTACCATTACATCTTTACAGTCAAGACCATTACTTATGCTACCATTCTGTTCAACATCTCTATGCGACAATGGTAGTGGTAAGTCAAATCCACAATCCATAACAGCACTACTAAGCTCTTTCCACAAGCTCTGTATATCACTACTGCTACCAAGTAACCACATATCTGGATTACTATAGATTATTCTCTCTGCTTGATATCCACCTAGTGAAACTCTAACCTCATCCAAGACATCCCTTCTACAGTCTATTTCTCCTGCAAAACGTCTATCATAAGTATTACAGAATCCACCATGATCAGTAGAAACACTTACTATATTATCTGGCACTTCACCCTTACACCAAGAATACATAATCGCATGGCCAATTTCATGAACCGCACAAATAAATCTTTTCTTTCTATTCTCTGGGCATCTTTCCTTACCAAGTTCTAGTTTCTGTTCTACTATCACTTCCTCAGACTTATCGAACTTGAGTCTAATATCGACGCGAGGTAATCTAAAATCTCTGACACTACCAACTACACCGATACAGACAGACTTACTACGGCCTTTATGTTCCACTACCTTAGAAAGATACGGTGTAATAAGAGTGTCAATACTACTGAGAACTGGCCTTACACCTTGCGTCGGATATACAGACTCGGAATATAGAAGATCTTTCATACTCTGCTCGAATACTACTTTTATCTTATCTACTTCTGAAAACCTGTCTAATATCCTTCCTATCTCTAAGTCAATAATTTTCTTAAAACTATCCTTACTCAATGTTGGATACTTGATTATATTATTACCAAGTCTTCCAATCTGTTCAGGCCTATATCTCTCCTTAAGCGCTTCTTTGATGTCAGTTGTTGTCACCCTACTAGTAATATCATAGAATAAGTCTGCATCAATATCTGGGCTTATATCAGAACTGTCCTTGTATGCCTCATCTAAGTTACCCAAGATAAATACAAGCGACTTACTACAATCAAGTTTACGAGAAGAGGCTGCAAGTTTCTTAATATCCTCAAGTCTCTCCGCTAGTTGACCTATTGTATACTCACCAGATAATAGTTCCTTCGCAACCCTACTACCCAACGCATCACTCTTATTGTTAAGCCTCCTAATAATTGTTCTAAGATATCTACTAGTCAATACTTCAAGTGGCTTATTCTGATCTTCTGTATTGTCCGTCTTAATAGAAGGTCCCCTATCATAGTGAAAGAACATAATATTTAGAAATGCAGATACATCATCAGGAGATTCAATATGATTATCCTTGATTATAATATGAGGCAGTGACTTAGATGCATCAACTAGTTCATCTATAAAATCACATAGGTTACTGAAATCATAGTTATAATCATTGATATCTATAATACCACTATCTAAGATTGACCAGATAGGGCGAAGACTTGGTGCTACTTCTTCTTCACCAGACTCATTAATAGTTCTTGCATACTGAAATTCATCAAACATAAATACAAGACTATTACTGCCGGAAAATCTATCACCACTATCAGACTCTTCAGACTTACCAAAAGTATCCATAATGTCCGTGCTGATAGATTTATTATTATCTCTACACTCACCACAATCAAATGAAATTCTTACGTCATCTAGGTATAACAAGCTAATCAATCTCTTAACTACACTTGTCTTACCAGTACCTGTCATACCCCAAATAGATACAATGGTCGGTCTAGTAATAATCTCTGGTGTCACATACCAAGCATACACACTAGCACCAAGTTGATCAATTATATCATCAAGACCTACAAATTCACGCTTAAGTTGTACAAGTGCTGAATCTAGGAGTTTAATTCTATCCTTTCTCTTACTTGGTACTCTATTAATATTCAATTTCTCCATCATCTATACTATTATCAATTAAACTTGAACCACCAAAATTATTGTAGAGATATGTTTTCCAATCCCTCGCACTAAACTTACTAGACTCAACTATATAAGACCTACTAAGCTCTGCCAGTTCTTTTGCAAACCTATCAGCACCTACTTTATCTTCTGCCTCTGCCATAAGACTAACCTCACCAACTAATGTATGAAGTGTTATTGTAGCAGTGTAGATTGCATATTCTTCACTACTAACAGACTTACTAGATAGCTCACAGAAATACATGCCACCACTCTCTAAGAAAGATTCACTATCTAAGATGTTAGTAGTCTGATAATATTCATAACCTTTATCACCAGTCGACCAGTAAATAGTTCCACTAAAGTCAGCTAAGTATGTCTGATTATCTTCTACCAGATCGCTAAAAGTATTCGATCCGGTTTCTTTTAATAATTCTTTTAGATACCTGAAATAATTATCCATGTTTTTATTATTTAATCTTCACTAGTAAGGTATTGAGGTGACCTAGACCCCTTAATTGTAAGTATGTGGATAAAAGCAAAAATAGAAAAAGAAAATGATGATTACTATTTGAGACATTATTGTATTAGTAATAGTGATTTGGTAAGAGTAGTAGTACACACAAAGACTAGGAAATTTTTAGAGCCCGGTATTATTATCCTATCAGTTGACCTAAAGGATGGTAAGGTAAGACCAATCAGGAGGACAGCACAGAAAGGAGTTACTAAGGATTTCTTCACAAGTCTTATGATAGAATTTCAAGAAGTACAAGGTAGAACTGTATTGATGTATAAGACAGGTAATTACTTTGATAGTAAACTTGAACTTGTTTGGGGTTGTAGTAAGATAAAGAATAGTAAGACACCTAAAGACTTAGAGGCTTACTATCATAAGCTATATAAGACTATTTTCAAAGATGGACAAGAAGAAGATAATGTTTGAGCTTACAAGAGTGGGCAACGATAAATTCTTCCTTACAAAACTTCCAACAAGGTTACCTAATACTGGAGGTAGGTATGTTTTTATAGACACTAACGGGAAATCTTGTAAGTCTGGATATATAACGGCCTACTTTGAAGATTCTGATAGAGGTGCGATGTATATAGGCAATAAACTTAGATATGAAAAAGTAGTAATGGCTAGATTATATTCTACTATTGACAGCTCACCTATAAAAAGTACTTGGTATCTATTATACTACGACTTCAAAATTGGTGGTCCAGATACAGTTACCTTAGATGTTATATGGTGTTTTAGTAAGTACCGTGAGAAAGGAGTTGGTGAAAATATCTACAAAAATATACTAGATGGCCTGTGGGATAATATACGACAATCTGTAAAAAACTATAAAGCGAGAAAGTATAATGCTAGTGGAATTTGACATAACGAAAGAAATAGGAGGTAAGTTCTATCTCGAAAAGAATAGAGTAATAGGAGACAGTGAACATTATAGACCTGGTATGGTTTATACAAGGCTAGGTGACAAAGATTATATGTCTGGATACCTAGTAGTCACAGAAAATAGAACACGTTATTTGTTTGGTGGTAGAATAGAAGACCTAGATTATTTCTTCTACGAAAATCTTAAGGCTAATATTATAAAAATAGCCAGAGGTAGTACTAGATATAGCCTCTACTTGCTCTACTATAAATTCAACCGACAAGATTACGTAAATAATAGACCTACAGAGCTAAGAGTGGTCTGGAGTTTTAGTAAGTATGAAGAAACAGGTAGGGGTAAACTAAAGGAAGAGATTGACGAACTGATGAAAACTGCAACAAGGATAGTGGAAGATGAGAAACATAGTTCTTAAGATAACAAGAAACAGTGAATCTAGTTTTTCAGTATGTCGGAAAGCTGGAAGTGGTGCTAATCTAGACTTCTTATCTAGTTGGAATACAGTTAATGCAGAGAGAATAGATGGAGGAAAGTCGGTTAAGTCAGGCTATCTATATATTATCGCAAGACCTGATAAGTGGGTATGTACTAGTGATTGTATATTTGGCCTGAACGATAGTAATGTCTTCTTATCGGTAAACTGTGAATATGTTAACCACGAATATCCAACTATCTACTTGCTACATTATGAGTTTGACTGGAGAAAATTACAGGGACAGAAACAGACAGAACTTGATGTAGTATGGTGTTCTAGTAGTTACCTGATAGATTATACTAGTGGTTATGAAAAGTATAAAAGTAGGTTAATTAATGATATAGTAAAAACAACTTGTAAGTATGAAGAAAAAAGAAAAAATAGAACTTAGTGAGCAATGAGCAGTATAGTTCTTAAGATAACAAGAGACGGTGAATCTAGTTTTTCAGCCTATAGATTAGTGGGTGATAATGCAGATCCAAACCTCTCAGCCTGGTATACGGTTAGGGCAGAAATTATCAACGGCAAAAAAGCAGTAAAATCAGGCTACTTACACATTATTGCAGGGCCCGATGAGTGGGTATGTACTAGTGGTTGTATTTTTAACCTGAACGATAACGATTTCTTATTCTCAGTACAAGATGAATCAGCTAATACAGACTACCCGACCGCCTATCTACTACATTATGAGTTTGACTGGGAAGAGCTAACAGAACAGAAACAGACTAAGCTCGATATAGTATGGTGTTCTAGTAATTACATAATCGACTATACAGGCGGATATCAAGCGTATAGAGCTAATGTTAGAAAAAATATAATAGAAGCAATTTGTAAGTATGAACGAAAAAGAAAAAATAGAGCTAGTCAGAGACATAACTAGTAGATTGTGTTTTGGGCTTAAAGTAGAAGTTAGTGGAATCAGGTATACATTAACTAGAGTCTATGTACAACCACTATATAATCACACAAATCAAGCAAAAGATGTAACCGCCTTATGTGAATTCCTAGGCGATGATGAATATGTAAGTGTTGAAAATGTACGACCTATTCTTAAAAGGCTAGACGACATAGAAGAGCGTGACTTGATTGATTATAGGGAGTATAGTGGTGACAAGACAGCAACAAGGGATGATATACTACAAATGGACAGTCAGGAAAAACGGGATTGGCTTTGTAGTAGGTTCTTTGACACACGAGGACTAATCGATAAGGGGCTAGCAATTGATGAAAGTACCTTAGGAAGTCGTGAGTATAGATATGATCATGAAATTTAAAAACAAAATTAATATATGAGAACTTTACTGATCTTAAGAGGTTGTATGGGTAGTGGAAAATCTACCTTCATCAAAAACAATAACTTAACAGACTACACACTATCTGCAGACGAGATTAGGTTGATGTTCCATTCACCCAGCATGACAGAGGATGGTAGTATGTCAATAAGTGCAAGGTCTGATAGGGAAGTCTGGAATACACTGCACAGGATGTTAGAGGTTCGTATGATGTGTGGTGATTTTACAGTAATTGATGCAACCCACAAAACAAGTAAGGCAGTATCTAAGTATTTGGAACTAGCAGATAAATATAGATATAACTGCTACCAACTTAACATAGAGGCAACATTAGAAGAGTGCCTAGAGAGAAACAGTCTGCGTGACCCAAAAAGACGAGTGCCAGATTCTGAAATAACCAGAGCCTATGAGATATTACAGGCCAATAAACTATCAAACCGGTTTAAACAGATTAGTAGTATAAATGAAATAATAAACTACTATGTCACGGATGTATCGGCCTATAAAGAAGTAAAGATAATCGGAGATGTTCATGGCTGCTATACTTGTCTAAAAGAGGCAGTGAGTGAAACATTGAATCCTGATGTCTTGTATGTATTTGTTGGAGACTACTTTGATCGGGGAATTGAGAATAAAGAAATGTATGATTTTCTAGTAAGGCACCATAAAGATAGCAATGTAATACTATTGGAAGGTAACCACGAAAAGCATATATGGAAACTCATTAATGGACTTGATATAACCTCTAGTGATTTTAAAGAAACACTAGAAGAAATAGAGAAGTCATACCCAAGAGATCAGGTAGTGAAGAATCTAAAAGAAATATACAACAAGCTACGTCAATGTTTCGCTTTTGTACATAAGGGACAGAAATACCTAGTTACACATGGAGGTCTTACTGCAGTTCCTAGCTTAACCACTATCCCAACAATTAATATGATAAAAGGAGTAGGCGGATATGACATGGAAGTTGATAAGATCTACGAAGAAAATTACCTACTAGGGAGATGTCAAGACTTTATACAGGTACATGGACATAGAAATACAGTATCAACAGAACACTCTATTTGTCTAGAGGATAGTGTTGAATTTGGGGGAAATCTAAAAGTATTGTCTATTACAGAAGGAGACCGAGAATTACTATCGTTTGAAAATAAAGTATTTAGCGAAGAGAGGCTAAATAATTTTCAACAGGCAGTATATAAAGTAGATGATCCAGAGGTTTGTAAGATGATGAATAGTAGACTGGTTAATGTCAAGGGCTGTAAGCATAATATGTACTCACTGAACTTTACTAGGAATGCATTTATCGGCAAGAAATGGAACCTAGCAACAATTAAGGCGAGGGGACTTTTTGTAGATAAGAAGACAGGTGAGGTTAGAATGAGATCTTATGACAAATTCTTTAACCTAGGCGAACAGAAAGAAACTAGGGTGGAGAATCTTGAAAAATCGCTTGTGTTCCCCGTTAAAGTAGCTGTTAAGGAAAATGGATACTTAGGAATTATGTCTGTGGTAGATGGACAGGTAGTATTTGCATCTAAGACAACAGATAGTGGGCCTTTTGCTGAGAGATTTGAAAGGATATTTAATGAGACGATAAGTAAACATGATACCGACTTCCTTAAGAGTTTGTTGAAGAAGGAGAATGCATCAGCTGTTTTTGAAGTAATTAGCCCTACTGAAGATCCTCATATCATTAAGTACGAGAAAGAAGAGGTAGTACTTCTTGATATACTACATAATAAGTTAAACTTGGAACCGGACTATCAAACAATTTCAGATAGGTTCAAAGAGGTAGTAAAGAAGAATACATCTATCAGAACACCGAACGAATTTACTATCCACGATGACGATACACTCTGGGATACTATCGCATTATATAGTGTAGATAATTGTGACATAGAAGGATTTGTAGTGACGGATGCAAGAGGATTTAAATTCAAAGTTAAGTTCGATTACTATAACTTCGTTAAATCACTTAGGAGAATTATGCAAGTCTATAGGAAGTGTAAGAGAGATGGAATAGAATTTAACGACAGAATCTGTAAGAACGACGTACAGAGGGTGTTTGTTAAGTTCCTGGAAAAGTATGATGACGGTAGTAAATCTATTATCGACCTGCATGAAGAATTTGAGAAACTAGGAGATGATGAGCAGTGAATATATAATTAGTGCAGCGGTCTATAGAAAAGAACCTAACATGCCAGAGGAATCCAGAGTAATGTATAAAGATCCGAGCAAGTGGGAAGAATTTGGAAAGGTTGATGATATATACTTCATTGAGACCGCTAGGAGGCACCCGGAAATTCTCCATAGGTGGCGCGAAGAATTGTGCAGAGAAAGACAGGGATTTTATACTTCACACGGTAGATTCGTTGATAGAAAAACTGCACTCCAAATCGCGCTAATGTCTGGACAGGTAGAGCCGGGTAAGATTAGCGGTGAGTTATTGTTTTCTGAAGATTTGTGGTAAGCGGAGCAAAAAAAATAAAAAAGAATAGTATAGTTTTTACACTATACTATTCTAAAAATTTTTACTACTTCTTTATGAAAGTAACCCTCATAGTATTTACGTCTACTATAATCTTATAATTACCTTCTTCTGTTACTTCCCATTGATTATCTTGATTTGTTCCTACTATCATCTTCATAGAACTACCATCAGTTTTGATTGGGGTAGGATGCACATTAGCGAAATTGGAAACTGTAACAGTTGTAGTTACACCATTTTCCGGCATCAGATAACTTGCCTGATTGAAATTATAATCACCAAAGATATAAGGGAATTTAAGATAACCCTTAGTCAAATGACCTTCCCAAACAAAGTGATTTGGATCATCTGCTGCATTATAGCTAAATGCAAGGGGCATAGTAGCAGTATAGTTCTTAAGAGGTGTTGCAGAACCAAACAACCATAATTTATTAACAGTTTCCTTAGAACCATCAGATTTTGTAATATGTAATGTAGGCAGTGTTCCAGTGTAAGGCTCTACTGTTACCTTATTTGTACGTACATTAACTGTAATCTTGTTAACACCTGCATTTACTACTTTCCACGTATCATCGCCACGAAGTGAATTATCATAAGTAGAATAGTATGAAGTAGTTTCTCTATCAGTATCAGCTCCAGACTTACGCATGAGCCCAGCCCCTTCATAAAGACCATTGTTAAAGAAATAGAACTTAAATGCTCCGTTACTTCTACTTGGTGTTTGATAAATTGCATCTGGACTTGAAGGACTATACATTTGTGTTGGTGTGTTACCAGAACCCAATGCTGGGCCAATGTATGTAAATACACCGTTCCCTTCATTCTTCATCTTTGCAGTAAAAGGCCAAATACGTGTACTATCACCTCTCACTGTAGATTGTGCCCAACCAAATGGAGTAGCGTCACCAATAATATATAGATGATCTGCATCTTTAGTCCATTTAGCCATATCACCGAGGTTATAATAGTTATTCTCTGCTTTAGCATCAAAATTATTCTTTGTGTAGATGCTGCGTACAGTAGTTACATCGCCCTCCATGTTCTTATTTTTACCAATAAGAGAGATAGTTACTTTATCATATTTTGTTTCAACCAAAGGCATATAAATAACGCCTTTACCAAAACTCTGTGGATCCTTATCTGACAATGTAAGCCATGTATTTCTGAGCATACCCGGTGTATACTTCTTAGTAGATAGATTGTATGTTGCACCATCATAATAACCATCAAATGCCCCTTTCTTTACACTTTGTGTTAATGAAACACTCTGATAATCATGCATCATATCACGAAAGTACATCGTCATAGATGGTGTAACGTCAAGTGTACATTCCATCCTCACTGGAGAACCATTATTTGCAAGTTCTGGACATTTATCTATCTTACCTATACCTGTAAAGTTTGTATTAGTAAGTACTGCAGTATTCTTATCGGCATCTCCCCATGCAAAGCCTGCATTAGCTGGATTAATATAATAAAAATTTACTTCATTATGGTTGGTTACTGTAGGTTTCTCTCTTGAAGCAAAGAGATAAATTGTATTACCAGTAGACCATTTAGCATCAGTAGAAGTAAATGTAGCGCCTGCACCATTCTCATCAACTGACTGACATACAAATGTGCTGACAAAGTCTTTAATTGGATCATATGTATAAAGATAATCTCCTACTGTCCAAATATACTTGTAATTTGTTATCTTTCCAGTTGTAGGATAAGTAACGGCTCTACCTGACGTTACTTTTACGTCGTAATCACCTACCACTGTTGCACGTGTTTCTGGCTTCTGTGGGTTACTTACATGAATAGTTACTACATTACTGTTCTGTTCCGTAGTCTGAGCACCTTCAATAATATCATCTGAACTACATGCTGTTCCCATTGATACTACTGCAAGAGCCATCAACAATTTTACTGTTAGCTTTTTCATTTTTCTTGATTTCATTTTATTAATACTGTTCATTATTAATTTCTCCTAAACAAAATACATTAATTCCAACCTATTTCACCCCAATCACTATTATCAGGGTCATCAGAAGGCATTACACCATTCTCATCCTTATTCTCTCCACCATTTTCCACTTCATGGAATTTTACGGTAGAGAGTCCCATAATAGGTTGTTCTACATTTGTTTTGTAAATGTTTGTTTGTGGTTTAAAATAACTCTTTTTCATTTCTTTGATTTTTTTTAAATAATTAATTGCTATCTATAAAATAAACTCTAATTTCTCTACTTATAAGGGATTTAGAGCATAATTTATGACAGGAAGTCTCAGTTTTCTTGTGGTGGCAAAAAAAAAATAATAAGAAAGAATAGTAGGTAGATATTAAAAAACTACTTACTACCGTATATAAAACTCTACAAAAATCAATAACTTTAGCATGTTTTATTTCTTGTTTCAACCTATCACTACTTTTTAGTACATCTATTATTACTAATAAATCAGTCATCCATAGGGGGATAGTCCACAAGCGTAAATTCGGTAGTACGGCTACCTACTAATTTATTTTTTTTAATTAATTGACTCAAGGATTCGTTCTCCCTCAGTCAATATGTTCATAGCTGCATTCAAATCCCTATCATGAATTTCTCCACAATCAGGGCACTTCCATTCTCGCTCCTTCAATGTCAATCTCCTATAGATATAACCACAACAAGAACACGTCTTTGAACTTGGATAAAATCTATCAACAAACACCACTCTCTTTCCGTTATTAACTGACTTATCAAATAGTACTGATTTAAACCTAAAGAATCCAACCTCTTGTATAGCTTTCGCTAGGTTATGATTTTTTAACATCCCCTTTACATTCAGGTCTTCCATACAGATAGTATCATAATACTTTAATAATTCATTTACAACAGAATGGATGTAATTTTCTCTTTGATTAACCAAGCGTTCATATACCTTTGCAAGTTTAATTCTCGCTTTCTCTCTGTTATTTGAACCTTTGACTTTTCTCGATAGTTGTTTTTGTAACTTCTTTATTTTATTTTCTTGTTTTTTGAAAATTGTTTATTTTCAAAAATCTCACCATCAGAAGTAATTACAAAATCTTTAACTCCAAGATCAATACCAACAGATCCACCAGTTTGTTTGAACTTAACAATTTCATCTTGAGGTATATCTATAAGAATAGATAAGAAGTAATTACCACTCTTGGTTTTCGACATGGTAGCACTCCTTATGCTATCCTTATATGTTTGTAGTCTCTTGAAATATAGATCAGAACACCTGAACTTAATATTTTTAAGTGATTTTACTAAACTTACATGCTTCGTATCAAATGTATTACTCTTTGAAATTGCAGTAATTGGGAATAATGCAGATTGTCTATCTTTCTTTGTTTTAAACTTAGGAAAACCAGTATGTAATTTAAAAAACCTATCATAAGCAGACATCATCTGCCTTATAGATTGTTTCATTACATGGGTATTCTGCTCTTTTATCCAGGAATATTTTTCATCTTTACATAAAGTATTATGAAAATATTTTGAAATGTCACACAAAGAAAGACTAATTTTATTATCAGTATATTCTTGCTGTTTACGAGCAAGCATGTGATTATAAACAAATCGATAACACCCAAGTATTTTATTAATTACTTGCTCCTGCTGTTTATTTGGATATAATTTTACTTTAATCGCTCTAAACATAATAAATTAATTTTTGCCTCCCTCATTACTACTTAGGAGGACATACATTAGTTCTATCAGATTTCTCAAGGTCCTCAAGTGTTGGATATTCACAGCCAGGATTTGTAACGTTTCCATTATTCCAACTGCTACCACCACCATTGCTACCTGATAAAACTGACTTCTCCATTTCTACTCCATGCACCGTAATACTTGGAGTTACATAGGTCTTCTTCATATTTCTTATCTTTAAATTAGATGTGCGTACCTAAGACAGGACTCGAACCTGCAAGACTGCTAGTCACTTGATCCTAAATCAAGCGTGTCTACCTATTCCACTACTTAGGCATAAAATAAGCAGGGTTTTTATTACTGAGAGGTTGTTTCACCTTTTATCACTACTTCAAAAGATCAGCCCTGAAGTACTGAGGTTATCAGCTGCTTAACCAGTGATTTGTACCCTGCTATACCCTCTCATACAATACATTTCTATATTACCTTGAGGGAATCAGAGACTTCACTAAGGTAAGTCATCAAAGTCGGTTAGGCCTTGATTCACCAGACTCACCCTAGCTTATCTCCTTTCACTGCCGACCAAAGCAGCTAATCTTAATTTCCGAAAGCACTATTACCCCGAAATCCCTCACATATAAGATTTCTAAAGGATCTCACCCGCAAAAACTACACACTTAGAATCCTTATTAGTAAGAAATAAAAATTAAATTAAATGATATGAAAACAATCGCAAAAGTAACTAGAGAAGGACAGAAATTTTATATTCAACATACACCAAGTAGAGGTAAGTATGATAGTATGGAGTCTGTTATTGGAGATGACGAAATAATTATCAAGATGCTAGATAATAGGAAGGGGTATGAGTCTGGGTACCTATTTATCACCCAGAATCCGTCAAGTGAAGATCTATGTGTTTCCAACTTTCTATTACAAAAAACTGTAGTAGAGGGGTTAACTAGAGCTGGTATATATAGCCGACTAAAAGAGGTTAAGATGGGATCTGAGATTTATGTGATGTACTACAATGCAAAATCATATTTAGATAATAAACCAATCATGTTAAACCTGATATGGGCAGCGAGCGTAGTAGATAACCTAGATAATGATAGTAGAATAAAATTATCAAGGGATGTCGCAAGATTAGTTCCAAGATATAGTGAATAAATAAAAAAGATAGAGCAGTATTTTAAGCTGCCCTATCTAATTTTTTTTCATTCTTCTTTTTCTTTTAGTATTTTAAAACCACCTGATCTCTTAGTACCATTATTTACAAGACATTCTTTCATCTCAAAATATTCACCTAGATCTGTTGCTTTCGGTGATGCCTTATAACCTAATTTCTTGTAGATATCAGACAGTTTCTCTTTGATATCTGCCTTAGTGTAAGATTTTCCGACCTCAAACTCATTACTAAGCTCTTCTCGTATCTTGGTTATATCAAAACTTAGAATACTTAGTTTTTTATCTAAGTCTGATATCTTATACCACAGAGATCTACATACATCGAGACCTAAGAGATTTATATACTCGCAAAATCTTTTCTCCTCGATATGCTGTAGGATTGATAAGTTCCCTACCTTTTCACAATATTCGCATAAGTACTTGAGCTTGTATTGTCTATGGCCCTGTTTCTTATACTCCTTGAAAAATTTCTCAAGCTCTTCTATGTCATCAACTCCACCTACCTTACCTAGCTCATTGAAAACTGTAAATCTATCAGAGTAATCAACTTGCTGAATCTCATAGGCTCTCATTTCCGATACCTTAACTAGATTATTGAAGACTGGCGTAAGTATTTTAGTATCACCAATCTTTTTCTCATTAACCGCTACAAAGTCATCCTTATAGTTGAATGTCTTTGCAAGTTTCTGATAAGCTACTGATAAGTCTCCCTTCTCTTCATTATTACCCTTCTGAAAAACTGACAATAGATTCTCCGATGTTTTCTCCTTCTTTGCTAGCTTCTCATCAAATATCTCCTTAGCCTGTTTATTACCAGTTGCGATAGATTTGAAGAATAGGATAGCCTCATCTTTCCATGGATTCTCCCGTAATCTTTGGCGCCCTAGTATCTGTGGAAGATCGAGGGTAATGTCAACAGCGAGAGTATCTATGTTTGCGTCGCTGATAATAAAACTCCTCGCATTATCACTGTAGAAATCCGCGCCAAGATATACAGTCCTGGTACAGAAAGTAAACATCTTCCTAGGTTCATCTCTCAAAGGAACTGTACCTATCTTATACTTAGCGCCTAGGTTTTTCTTAATCCTCGTTACATTCTCTGGAGTATTAGCAACTAAGATGTTAACTTGTTCCGGTGTTAATCCTGCTCTCTTGATAATACTAGTAATGTTATTGACTGAGTTGACGTAGAATACAGCTTCTCTTGACTCAATCTTCTTAACATCTTTCTCATTATCACTCTCTGGATCCCTCACATATCTATACTCAAATTTCCCATCCAAGTAGTCCTTAATGATAGGCCCTGCTTCCATATAGACACTCTTTAGGTTCCTTGTGATTATCTTTGGCTTACTAACACGGCATGGATCTTTCGCCTCCCAGTCAAGTTCGTAGTATGGAAGATTTTTAAACTCCTCCAACATGTCAAGGTACTTCTCTATCATAGGAGTTGCACTCACATAACAAACCCTCTGAATTCCCTGTAAGTTATCAACAAACTGCATCTCCGTGTCAGACTTAAACTTGCTATCGGTGAAGATACTTTGAAATTCGTCCACCACTATCTGAAAATTCTCTAACCTATCCTGATGCCTAATAATATCTTTAACAATCCGGAATGAATCATAAGTAACAAGGATCTTCACAGGCTTATTGTTTAACCTGCAAGCTTTGATGTAAAGACTAATTTTATAAGTTAACTCCTTGAAGAAATCCTCCCTCTGTTTTGCCTCCTTCTTGATCTTCTCTAAGTTAGGTTTCCTGTACCCAAACGTTCTTCGAACCCTTGGATACTTCGTTAGGTCCTTGTCAGTCCCTACCTCAGATTCATAGGTATTTACAACTAGGAATGTGGTGTCTGGATGTTGTTCGTACTTATTCTGTAGTAGGATCTTTCTGGGACTACAGAGAATAGTATCATCACTGTTTCTAATGCAGTACTCAGTATAACCACAACCTGGGATCTGCTTGTTGAGGATATGAGGAAAACTGTGAATCCTATAATCCTCCCATTCACTCATGTACCTGATTCCACTAGGTACTTCTAATTTTTGTTTTTCCATTAGTTTGAAATTTTTATAGTTAATTTATATACTGTGGTCTGAGGTGATACATTTAGCTGAAGCTAAGTATCACACTCGCTTGATTTCATCAATCACCTTTCAATGATAAGGATTTTATATTGCGCTATATGTAAAAATGTAATGTTTATTTCACCCATGATCGGAAGATATCTTAGAAAGAAAATTAGCTTCGCAAAAATATTACACTTGAAAAATTCGGGGATAATATTTCTATCAACATCAATATGGTCTCCGCTTCGCTCCGCTCCATAAAAATCCGATAGTGTATTCATATCCCTCTACTTCAAGTTCCTAGGCGAAGCCCTCAACACCGAACCGACGACTTTAGGAGGAGTGTGAAGGTTTGAGCAAAGAGCGAGAGGCTAGGGTGACAATATTGGAGAACGTAGTGATACAATATTGGTGGCATAGACTTTTGGGCAGGCGCAGCCTCTCGCGAATTGGCAAGTGCGGAGCTTAGCTTGGTAAAAATAGTACACCGGGCCCCTAGTTTCTTTATATATGAGGGACTAGGTATTTTGTTTTGTGTATACCTGGGTAATCTCTCCAAGTTTAATAATATAAAGTTAAAGTTATGAAAGTAAAACAGGTTAAGCAAGAAATCCTGGACAAAGTATTAGTGCCGGGTAATCGTGTTTTTGAGGAGTGTGTTGCCTTTAATCCTATCATTGACGGTTCTGGAAATACGAGGGATGGTATTTATTTTCCTCGTAGTATCTATGGCAATCCTACAAAGGGCAGTACTAAGAGGAAGAGTATTAAAATTATTGCCAGACGTGAGGAGGGTGAAAACTCATTCTTAAGCAATTCATTCACAAGTAGCACTTATATGAGGATGGTACTTGATGATCTCGCTGTCTTAAGTGCGGCAGATAGTACGGGGGCAGGTATTTTTGATTTTATCCCCGAGTATATTGTGCCGCTAAACAAACAGCGATGGATTGAGTGTTGTGATAAGTGCGATGTGCGTGATCCTATTGAGCGTGGTAAGTCTTATATATCACTTGACCTCTATAGTACTACCTTGAAGATGTATATTGAGGTAGATGGTAGGTGTCATGATGTGTTAGAGCAGAGTAAGTCAGATCAAGCCAGGAAGATGTATATGGAGGAGGAGCATAGTATTAGTGAGCTTCGTCTTAAATATTATGCAAGTGGTAAGGCGATGCATTATAGGAAGGAGGTAGTAGGTGAGAAAAGGGATTCAGCTAGGGAAGATCTCAGGCGAATACTTAGTAGACGTTGGGAGATTGGAAAAGAATACCTAGACAAGATACCGGACCCTCACAAGAACTATGGCCATTACATGTTAGATAGTTTTATGATAGGTGCTCTTGAGTTTGGTGAATCTGCGCTGAAAGGTTATGAGTTTTACACAGAATCACCTAAGAGAACCGTTAATCAGGCAGTTAGTATGGTAGTAGAGTATCTTGGCAGAAAAAAGATGATGGCTGAGAAGTGCAGAAAGAGACTTGCGCAGGAGATTCGATTTATTAACAGACTGATAAAGGGAAAGAATAGATGATGAGCAAGAAGGAAACATACAAGAACATACTCCTAGGAAGCCTTAAATTCCTTAATGGTGTATATAAGATAATTACAGCAACTCTTATCTTATATAATACCTGCCAGTGTAATAGGGGAACTGGAAATCAGGATAATCAGAAGCAGTAGTACGTGGTTAGGTAAGAGCTGTATGAACTTAACTGTGTAGGTGTTTCTACTGTGGAGGTTATTCAGTGGGGTCTCAGTAATATAGGTTACTTATGAGGCCCTTAATATTTTTTTATTTCCCCCTAGATCCCTTATAGGTATGAGGAAAGATAGATTAAAGGGATTCGTAGTTAATTGTAGTGATTATTCTTTCAGAGTAGGTGGCTACGTAATTCCTAAAATGATGAATACTTACTCTGGCTGTAGAATAGATTTAGAGAAGAATAGAGAGAAGAACCTAAATCAAGAAAGCTTTTGGTCACCTATGTTTGAGAATTATCTGAAGCTTTCGCATAATAGAATACAATACATAAAAGAATTTCCATTTATAATAGAAGATAGAAACTTATGGGATAGTTTATGTATTAAGTATGAAGTTGATTTAGATCTTCGTGATAAGAATTATTTCTTAGCTGATTACTTTTTTCCAGAGCACAATCTTATTGTAGAGATAGACAGTCGGTTACACGATAAAAACTACGACCTTGCCAGAAACGAATATATAAATTTGGCTTGGGGGACTTATAGCCTAAGATTTTTTGAGTTTGGAAAAATGAGAATACAAACTAAGAAATATATGAAGAAATTTAATAGTTACATTAAAAGAATATCTAAGGTAAAAGAGTTCTATAATGTGGTGGGTTGTATAGTAAATATTGACTATTCAGATAGCATAGTTAATGATTTTTGTAACTCAAACTCAGATATAATGTTCGTATTAGACGAGCTTGAGAAGAGGATACTAAATAACTATCCTATGTCTGGAAGATTAATAGTAGATAAAGATAGTATAAGCTATAGTATGTATGGAACTCTATTAGATCGATTAGATTTTGAGAGAATACATGGAATACTATGTATGGTATATAATATAGATGTAATTATAAAGCCTTAGAATCCTTAATAATGAGATGAAAGTATATGAGTGTACACTTAGTAGAAGTATATGAACAGTCTCAAGTATGCATAATAAAAACAGGGGCATGGGAGTCTTGATAGTGAGAGACCATGTGGCTTTAATTTACACTCAGTTTTATAGAGCCATCTTACCTAATACTGAGGAACCCTTGTAGCGATATAGGTTAGCTATGTACGTCAGGAGATCTAGTGTAGCATACATCACTTAGATTACGGTACTAGTAGAGGTGAAGAGTCGAAAGGATAGCTGTTTTTGAGTAGCTAGCTCTTCGCCGTTTTATTTTTTTTTATTTCCTCTACAATCCTTAATAGTGAAGGTGCATTGTGTGATTAACCTGAATCTACCTGCAAAGATGGTAGAGCTGTGGTCGACAATGTTGGCTCTAATTTTAACCCAATTTTATAGAGTCTTTATACTAATATTGGGGAACCATTGTAGCGATATAGGTTAGCTATGTACGTCAGGAGGCTCATGGTGAGAGTATACGATTTATCATTGAGTTACGGTACTGGTAGAGATAGAGAGTCGAAAGGATAGTTATGTCATATAGAATTACTTGGTATAGCTAGCTCTCTGTCGTTTATTTTTTTTTGTTTCCCCTAGATTCCTTACTAGTATGAATAAGAAGAAAGTGTATAAAGTTTATCTAGGTTGGGATAAGCAAGTATTAGATCGGACATTTGCTAGTGAGGCAGATGCAATTAATTATGCGAATGAGCTAGCAGTTGATACATTGGTTGTGTCTACTGTACAATAAGAATTAGTAGTAGGATAGTAGTGATATTATTCTACTCTTTTTTGTTGCCCTTGATTCCTTATATGTGACAATATGTAATTAGTGTATTACAATGTTACAATTCATGGTATAGGTAGTTCCTGGCTAGTCTGAGATAGATTGGCCAGGTTTTTATTTCCCTCTTGATTCCTTATGATTGTGTAGGTAGTAAAAAACCTAACTATTATAACCTAAAACAGTTTCAACCAAGCTTGTCCGTGAGGGATAGGCTTGGATTTTTTTATTTTTCCTTCTGATTTGTCCTAGATCCCTTATTAATATAATGAAGTTATTAACAATTAAATTATAGAATTATGACAACATTTATCATTGACGTGGCGTTATATAATACCCACGTAGAGTTTACATTTGCAAGTAGGGAAGAACTCTTAGAGCTTGCAGAGGACCTCAGTGTTGAGGAGAATGTCAACTTTATTGGAAGAGAAGTTGGCAAAAAGAACAGAAGTGGTTATTATTCAAAGATTGAAATACCTAACCACGGATTCTTAGTAGGCATAGTATCTGATGGCCTAGGTAAGAGCAGTAAGGAGGCTACAACCGCACGTTATGTGTATAATGTAGCAGAGGCAATACTTAAGTCTCGGGGTCTTAGGAGAGACCCTAAGAATATATCATATCTTATTGAGTATATAATGAATAAGATAGTATTCAGTGAGCTTGAGTAAGAATTAGAAGGGACATAGTTCCCTTCTTTTTTATTTTTCCTCCTAAAATCCTCTAGATCCCTTATTAGTAGAAAGGAATTGTTCAGATAAATAGTTTTGTTTCTATCTAGCTTGTTCGAGATGAATAGGCTAGATTATTTTTTTTTGCACGCCCTAAATCCCTTATAGGTAGAAAGAAAATTATATTAACATTAACAATTATAAGATTATGAGAAAATTAATTATTATGTTCTTGGCAGTTATGTTGTCAAGTATTAGTGTGTGTGGTCAGAATGTAGTTGACCCAATTAGTACACTCTGTAATCCAAAGAGTACTGATTTTTATGTATTAAAGACGGGTAAGTATCCGACAAATTTTAGGACTGCTCTTAGGTTTAGGAAGTTGAGCAGTGATAGTTGTGCCGTAGATTTTATATTTGCGGAGCTTAATGGCAGTGATTATTCAGAGTTTGATTATACAGATAGAAAAGCTAATATTAACTCTGTATTTGCTTACGCTATTGTTGACAGTAATGGTGAGCTTGCAATGATGGGGAAAGCATATAATCCAACCTATATAACGATAGGTGAATATAGGTATAAATTGATAACCTTTAATATAGGTATAGAGAGTGCAAGGGGTTTTTGTGAAGATAGATCTATTCTTAGGGTACTTAGGTTATACTTTAGGGACTCATTTGGTAGCTTTGACCCTGAAAATGACACTGGCAAAGATAGAGCTGATATTATAATTAACCCAGATGAAATAGGGCTGTTGGAATTATATGGACAACTAAGAAAGATCCTAAATAATTAGCAGGAATGGAGAGGAATTACGTTATGTAGTTTCTCTCTTTTTTTGTTTCCCCTTGATTCCTTAATAGTGAGAATTGTTTTATCGATTAGTAGTATCTTTCTGAAGGCCGAGCGAGGTCTTAATTAGTTAACACTCTAACCTGTCTGTGATGGATAGGTTAGTTTTTTATTTTTCTTCCTCTTAATACCTTATTGTTAGAAGAATGAAAAAGAAAGTTAGTATTATAGAAGTAACATTTGGAGGTTACACAAGATTTTATCTAACAATAGATGCTTTGTATCCAGAGGGTATCTATAAGACTGTATTTGAAAAAGTAGATCAATCTTTAAGTATCAGACTTTCTCCTCCTAATAGCGAAGTATTGGATGTTGGATTGGATACTCTGAAGGCTCTGTACTTTTTCGAACACTTAATTACTAAGAAGGAGTTTGTATATCGGAAGCAGTGTATATGTTTTATAGTGGAATGTAAGAAGTTTATAACGGACAAGGAGCTTAGATATATTCTGTATGATGGTAGTAGTATGTCTGACGTTATAATATTCAACCCAACAGTAGAAAAGATAAACGAATGGTTTCCTTGGGATGTTCGATCGGTTAGTAGAGAACTGGTAATTGATACTAGTAGAATATTAACTGGAGACTTAGAAGAACCATATCAACAGTTTATGTCTCAGATCTACCATAATACACTGACTGATTGGGTATATGAAATGCAAGGTAAGCGTTTTGGTTAGGTGGGGGTGAGAAAATTAGAACTTAAGATAGTAGAGAACTTGGTTGAACATAGTTTTTTTCATAGTTCTTCCTGTCGAGCTGACTGTGCCTAAGAGTAAGTTGTCAGACCTATTCATACATTATTCGAGGTTTGGACTGAGTTATGGTTTCTTCGGTTCAAAACTCTTAAGGGATAATATAGAAGAAGAAATAAGCAAGGGTGATAATGTCCGGATCAGTGTTGGGATTCAAATACAACATGCAGACTATACAGTAAGCCCTGGAAAAATAATCACAACTAAGAAAATAATAAACTGTCTCAGAGAAGGCGAAGTTTGTTATGAGTATAGCAATATGAGTAGGTATAATAGTGATAACATAATCAGAGGTTTAGTGAGTGATGAAGAGTGGAGGATCGAGAAGAGATTTGTTAGGATAGATACAAGTACAATCCTCTCCGAATCAGAAACATCATTTACAAAACTAATTAGACATTTATGGTTAGATTATGAAAGAGAAGATAACACTTAAAGTAGTAAGAGAGTTAACTAAAGAATATTGTCACTTAGTAGTACCGGTGAGGCTTTTAATACCTGAAGAAATATTATACGATGTAGTACGAGTCTATCAGTATGGTATTATGACATTTAATACTTCTAAGGTTTTTGATAGTGAAATTGTAGATAGGCTATTAGAGAAGGTCGGTTAGAGATTGGTCAAGTAGTAGGAAAGAAGAACTAATGAGGTGTTTGGTTGTTTCCTATAAGTACATGCAAGATCCGTGTCCAGGCAAGATAATACTGGGGAAAGATGTAATAAGGCTTCTACAGCACGGAAGGTTATTATGCAATAGAATATTTAATCTTTCTGAATATGAGAGTGATGATATATTTGCTTTTATTCATAGTAATAATACAAGGGTCGAAGAAGTAAGCGTCATGGTAGATACTAGTGAGATATTTACAGACACTGATGATTCACTTACCAGATTAATTAGGGGCCTATATCATCTCACTAAGTGGAACAAACTTGAATGAATACCTGGAAATATAAGAACCAGGTATCTTATTTTTTTTTCTTGCCGATATTTTCACGTTAATGCCTTAATAGTAGAGATGAAAACAAAAAAATATATGTTAGAAAGATTTGTAAAGGAAAATTTTAAAAACATTAGCCTGTATTATACTGGAACTATTCTAGATAATACAGAAGAAAATCAAGACTACCTACATAAGCTATTAGTAAGTGAAGTAGTGCTGAGATTGAAAATTGCTGGTACTGTGGTTATTACTGTGGTTATCATATTTATGGTGTTCTACTTTTTTATATTGGAGGTTGTAAGATGCGGAAATTAACAACTGAGGAATTCGTCCAAAAAGCTAAAGAAGTTCACGGAGATAAATATGATTATAGTAAGGTAGAGTATAAGAATACTAGAGAAAAGGTATGTATTATATGTAAAGAGGCTGGACATGGGGAATTCTATCAAACACCTAACGATCATCTTTCAGGTTCTGGTTGTCTTAAATGTAGTGGAAAAGCTAAGTTAACTACAGAAGAGTTTATTAAAAAAGCTAAAGAAGTTCACAGGGATAAGTATAATTATAGTAAGGCAGTATATGAGAATATTTCTACTAAAGTTTGTATTATATGCAAAGAAAGTGGACATGGAGAGTTCTATCAAACACCTAATAGTCACCTCCAAGGTGTTGGTTGCCCTAAATGTGGTGAATCAGTCCGCGCCAATAGTCGGACATACACTAAGAATTTCTTTGAAAAAAAAGCTAGGGAGATACATGGTGATGAATATAATTACAGCAAGGTAGATTATAAGAGTAGTAGAGATAAAATATGTATTATTTGCTCTACACATGGGGAATTTTATCAATCCCCTAGTTCTCATCTTCAAGGTAAAGGTTGTCCGATGTGTGGGGGTACGAAAAAACTAACTACAGAAAACTTCATTAGAAGGAGTAGATTAATACATGGTGACTTGTATGACTATAGTAAAGTGGATTATAAAAACTCTGCTACTAAGGTCTGTATTATATGCCCTGAACATGGAGAATTCTACCAAATTCCTAATAATCACCTCCAAGGTGTTGGTTGCTCAAAGTGTAATGGTGGTATCAAATTAGATAAGGGGGAATTTATTAACAAAGCTAAGAAGGTACACGGAGATCAGTACGATTATAGTAAAGTAGATTATAAGAATAGCAAAACGCCTGTAGAAATTTTCTGCAAGATACACGGTTATTTCTGTCAAATTCCAGCAGCTCATCTTCAAGGTAGGGGTTGTCCTACATGCGGCCTTGGTTTTTCATCAGATTCTAAGCTATCATTACTAAGTGATTCTGATGTCGAGCACTTATCGGTCCATCAGCTTATTGAATTAATTGGTCAAAACTTACTTCCGGCCAATTTTAAAGTTCTCACGAAATCTGCGGCTGGTAGTAAGGATAGAAAAGATGACATCAATAAGCTCAGAGAATCAATTGGTAGTGGCACAGAGGAGAATGAAACGGCCGAAGAAGAGCAGGTATTAAAGAAGAGCTTGTCAAAGATGGTATTACGTTTAGAGAGTATACAGGAGAGATTGATTCTGTGGAGAGAGATTCGATTGTTTCTGATTTCGCCCAGCATAAGTTTGACGTTATCTTAGCATCCTCACCGATTACTACTGGTGTTGATGGCCTGCAGAAGATATGTGACACAATTATTATCTTGTCACTTCCTTGGACCAATGCAGAGTATGTACAGTTGGTTGGTAGAATTAATCGCCAAGGTTCAGAATTTGGTAGTGTTAGGATAGTAGTGCCGCAGGTTAAGATCAAGATGAATAATGGTAAGGAATGGTCTTGGGATGATAAGAGATTTAGGATTATCAAGACTAAGCGTACACTCTCAGATGCAGTAGTTGATGGTAGGTTTGCAAGTATTTTCAGCCTTAATAGATCAAAACTACTAAGAGATGCGGTTGAGTCACTTAGAGAGGGCATTCAAGATTTTACCATCACTAGAAAGAAACTTGAGGTAGAAGTGGTTGAGGCTAAGACAAGAGAATATAGTAGTGAGTCAATCATAACCAGTACACATCAGAAAGCTAGTACATCCACCTCTACTAGAATGCATGAGTGGTTTGGTGAAGACAAGTCTAGGTGGGAAAATTATCACAAAGTCAGAGAAGAAAATATAAAAGACTGGGTAGAAAATCCTATTACTGTTATTGCGGAGAGACTAAATGAAAATCCTGGACAGACAATAGCAGATCTTGGTTGTGGTATGAATAGGCTGAAGGACCTAGTGAAGAATTATAAGGCCTGGTACTCATTTGATCATTGTGCAGTCGACCCAAGTGTAGTAGAGGCAGATTGTTCAGACCTACATGAATACTTAGGAGATGAAAGTGTAGATAGTGCTGTTTTCTGTATGTCATTATGGGGAACAAACTACCTAGACTCAATAAAAGAAGCACACCGGTATTTAAAGACGGGTGGTACTCTTTATGTAGTGGAGCCTAAGGATAAAGTAGATCAATCAGTTCTACTAGGTGAGGTGGTACAACTTGGATTTAACCTAACGAACTTAGTACTAGAAAGAAATGGTAAGACTTATTTTGAGTATAAGAAAGTAAGGTAGACTTGATAATGGAGATTAGTAAATACTAGTCTCTATTTTTTTATTCGCCCTAGAATCCTTACTAGTGAGTGAGGTGTATGAGATTGTGTACGTAGGAGATACAATACATACATGGACTTTGATTTTGTCTAGTTTTGCAAGTCCTACAGGGAATGTACTTAATACTAGACTACCCTTGTAGCGGTAGAGGAAAGCTAAGTGTGCAGGAGATCTGTTAGTAAGGACGCGTATGTACTTTCAGATTACGACACAGGTAGAGATAGGGAGTCGAAAGGAGAGGTGTCTGTTACAAGCCCCGCTCTCTGTCGTTTTTTTTTCGTCCCCATTAATCCCTTAGTAGTGTATGGAGAAGTCAAGAGTATATGTATTAAGAGATAGACATAGAAGAGTTGATAGATTATATTTTTCAACCACACTCCTATATAATAAAGAGTTGTTAGATCTATTTTATGAAGGAGTTAGTGGGTATTATCCAGATAATGTGAGTGGCTATATTAAAAATCAAAAGGAACTAGTACGGGGAGAGTTTTTTATATGTCTTGATCTAGCTGACTTCGTAATTAGTACTAACAAAATTACTACTAAGAAGGTTGTTAGATATTACCTAGAAAATGGCAGACTTCCACCTAGATTTAATAGTCACATAAAAAATCCACAGCGACTAGAGTCAATCGTTAAGACCTATGTTCCATATGAAAGGGTAGAGCAGTTTGACATCGACCTAGAAAGAGACCGAATATTAAATCAACCCGACTTAGGACGTAGGTACTTTGATTTTGTGAGGCAGATATTTCATTTTAGCGATCCCAATAACAGAGAGTAAGATAGGATAAATCTTCTCTCTTTCTTTTTCGCTAATTTTTATTTTCCTCTAAATCCCTTATATATGTTGAAAGGAGGGGAAATCAACCTCCTAAAAATAAATCTGAAATATTAAAAACAAAATAGGATGGAAGATAATTTATTAATTAATTATTTAAAACGAAACAAAGATTATTGTTTTTATATTGGTCGGTATGAATTTCCAAAGAAGTTAGAAACTATTAATGGGAATTTTATAGACTTGGAAGATAACAGAAAGAAAAATCTGCTTCAAGGGAGTAATTGGTCACCAAATTTTAAGGCAGTATTAGACAGTGAGTTTCGAGGTGTAAAATATCATAGAGAGTTTCCATTGATTGTAAGGAACTTAAAAGCGTGGAGACATTACAGCCTGAATCATAACGTTACTGATCCTGATAAGCTAGATAGAAACTACTTCCTGGCCGACTACTTCTTCCCGGATCATAATTTAGTAGTAGAGATAGATTCTGATATGCATGATCCGTGGTATGATTCTGCAAGAGATGATTATATGAATGTAGTTTATGGATTACAGGTGATAAGACTTTATGAGTTTGGTGAACCTAGTACTGAGGTTGCAAGAATAGACGATTTTGGTATTGCACTCAACAAATTAAAGTATTCAAGGACTTTTAGTATTGATAATAGTGACTTAGTATTATCTTGGTTCTATGAGAAAAATAAAGATATAATAGATGCGTTGAATATAATTGAAGCTAATATTAACAGCTCTAGAAACGGTATATTTGATGCTAGCGGTTATCAACATTTAATTAGGGACTATAGAACATTAGACAGGATTGATGAAATAATAAAAGGCGTTTACAATATCAATGTTGTTATGGAAGTTTGGAATAGGTGATAAAAAAATGACATCTGAGAAGCCTTGTATTCCTTATATATGTACAAGTGGAGCACGAAATTCCTGGAGTAGAAGGCCCAGCTTTAAAGGCAGCAGGGGGAAAGAGGTAATCGTGTTGATGAATTTTGATTGTTTTATCGTCACTGCAGTCTATAAACAATATACCCTGGTAGCGAGATAGGTGAGCTAAACACTTAGGGCTGTACGCTCGGCGATTATGTCGTCAGTGGATTACGGTTCCGGTGCGGTAGAGATAGGAAGTCGCAAGGAGAAGATTCTAAACGCAATCTTCACTTCCTGTCGTTTTTTTTCGTTCCCATTATGTATATAAAAAGCCCTGTAATCCTTATAAGTGTATATACAGGGAAATACGAAATTCCTGGAGTAGAAGGCCCAGCTTTAAAGGCAGCAGGGGGAAAGAGGTAATCGTATTTGATGAATTTTGATTGTTTTATAATCACAATGTCTAAAACAATACACCCTGGTAGCGATGTAGGTAAGCTAATCACTTAGGACAATGTATACTTTAACAGGTACCGGTATACATAGTTACGGTGTGGTAGAGATAGAGGATTGACCATATTTGAGTCTAATTATACCCTCTGTCGTTTTTTTTTTCGTTCCCTAGCCTTCAGTTTCCTTATGTGTGAAAGAAAATTTTATAATAGTATGGCAAAAAGTAAGAAGAAAAAGGAGAACATTGTAAAGAGAATAACATTGCAGCTTGATAGGGTTAAGTTCGACAAGAAGACAACGTTAACTTGTGCGTATATCCCGATTACCTTAAGACTACCTAACATAGATATCATAAATTCCTATGTAGTGAGTCATGGTACAATTGGTGTTAGAGCGTACAGGAAAACATCTCAACTAATAGAGAGTGGTAAGTTTAGTATTACTGAGATTCGGGATTTTTCAAAGCTAGACAAGGAAGACTTAACTGACTATAATCTTTATCTCTGTCTAGTATTGAGTGATGCAAGTAGGTATTCACAGAGGGCTAAGAAAATATCTCTCCTACAAAACAAGATAGACCCTATATTTGTTGCGGAGCCTGAACTTGAGAGTAGTAGGGGAAGGATTTATTATAGTGTGTATCCTGTTAAATTATCTAGGAAGGTAGACATTGACTTTGACTACACTGCATATGTAAAAGCGGTTAAGGATAAGTTTGGATATGGGTATGTACTGTATAAAATATTAAAGCACTTAGCATGGTAGTAAATCCCTTATATATGTAGAAAATTCAAGTTATGCATATTTCTTAATTAGTTTGTCTGATTGGTCTGTGATAGATCGATCAGATTTTTTTTTGCACCTTGAGATCCTCTAATTACCTTAACTATGTAATAAAGAAAATGTTGTATTATATTTGATTGATTTACTATTGACTAGCTTGTTCGTGAGAATGGGCTAGTCATCTATTTTCCCCTTGATTCCTTATTAGTGAAGATAATAAAGCTGTATTTAATATTTTTAACTTCATTATTTTAATAAACCTAACTGGTCTGTGATAGATCGGTTAGGTATTTTATTTTGCCCTAGAATCCTTAATAATGTTAAGTATTTATTTAGTTATCGCATTGTATTTGATCTAACTTGTCCGTGATGGATAGGTTAGATTTTTTTTACTCCTCGATTCCCCTGATTACCTTATATGTGGAAAAGTATTTTATAACTCTGTTTATATTTATTTAAGTTTTATTATACCTAACTTGTCTGTGAAGATGGGTTAGGTTTTTTGTTGCCCTCAATTCCTTAATAGTGTAATAGATTATTTATAGCTCTTTTTAAATATATTAGAACTCTGGCCTAGCTTGTTCGTGAGAATGAGTTAGGCATTTTTTCGTCCCTCATGCCCTAGTTCTCTTATAATTGATACTATTGTTTTTAACATGTATATAATTCAGTCTGGCCTAACTTGTCTGTGATAGATAGGTTAGGTTTTTTGTTCGCCCTAGAATCCTTATATGTGATAATAAATCAACAATGTCAAATTGGGAGGAGTTGTGGTTGTATTTTTGTGTTACATGCCACCTCTTCCCTTTTTATTTTTAATTATTATGATAAATTGGAAAAAAGTAAAGCTTAAATTTTTGTATTGGCTCTATTATAAGATGGGCCTAAAAAATCCAAGTAGTGCAATAGAGCTCTTACAATCAGACTTAGATGTAGCAGCTCAATATTCAAGACTTGTACAAACTTTTAAATTAACCGGACTCTGTAACAAATATCTCAAGTCTGTCTCTGAATCTTATCTCATTGCTGTTATTGTTAGATCAGCAGAATTAATACTAGGTAAGACGTTGAGAATTGTAGACTTAAGTAGGGAAGACTTGAAACAGATCATTGAGTTAGTTGTGGGTCCTGTGTCGATCTATAATAATGCCGTATATGTTCGAAGTAAGGATGAGATAATAGACTTCGATGAGGACGGCGCAGATAAGATCGAAGACTATACCCACATGTTATTCTCAATGGCAAAGCTTATGGTCTGTGAGTTATTGTTTACTAAGAGAAATGACTTGTAGTGGTAATAATTGTAGCTGGTCCTATCTATTATCCTTATTGTTGTATGAATATTAATTTTAAAAATAATATGGCAACGTACAAGATTTCAATTAAACAAAGTAGTAAGTTTAATGAGGAGTATTTCATGGATAACTTACGATTACTTTGCACAAGATTTGGAGACAGTGATGCAGTTATTGAGAAGGAGGAAGAGGAGGACCTGGAATGAAACAATACTTAGAGTTAATCGATCGTGTTGTCAAGTATGGTAATCTTGAGGAGCACGATAGAACTGGTGTAGGTACTTTAAATCTGTTCAGTGAGAAGATGGTATTTGACTTATCGACAGGCAAGTTTCCTCTCCTCACTACTAAGAAGGTATTTTTCAGGGGCGTGATAGAGGAGTTATTATTTTTCCTCCACACAGACGGTTATAGCATTGATTATTTAGTGGACAGAAACATTCATATCTGGGATGCATGGCCGCCTAGTAGAGAATCCGGCAAGTTTATCCCCTATGCTAGATTTTGGAGACACTACCCTAAATTCAACAGCAAGAATGAATATATCGGGGAAGTTGATCAGATTGGGGAGATGATAAGACTTATTAAGGAGGATCCAAGTAGTAGACGTATTATAGTTGACTCTTGGAATGCAGGTCTTAATCATGATGCAGTGCTAACGGCTTGTCATAATTTCTTTCAGATCTATGTAAGAGGTGAGTACTTGGATATGAACCTGAGTGTAAGGTCTAATGATTTATTCTTAGGTTGTCCATTTAATATTGCATCTTACTCTCTCCTCCTTATGATGATTGCACAGGTAACGGGAAAGAAACCAGGCAAACTCTACTATAATATTGGTATTGCTCATGTCTACCTGAATCATACGGAGCAGATAAATGAGCAACTAACAAGAGAGCCTAGAGAGTTACCGGTTGTGAAAATTAATCCAGGGGTAACTAAGATTGATGATTTTAAGATAGATGATTTTGAATTAGTTGGTTATAATCCATGGCCAGCAATAAAAGGTGAAGTAGCAGTATGATTGGAAACAGTTTAATTCACATTATCGTAGCAATTGATGATAATGGTGGTATTGGAAAAGATGGTGGTCTCTTGTTTCATAATAAAGAAGACATGAAACAGTTTAAAGAGAAAACAATGGGCCACGCAGTAGTAATGGGAAGGAAGACATTTGATTCTTTGCCAGGTGGTCCATTAGAGGGTAGAACAAATATAGTACTAACCGAGACTGATATACCGGGTTGTGTTTGTATGAAGAACCTGAATGACCTGATTGAGTATATTAAGTCTTGTGATGAAGCGAATGTCTTTATCATTGGTGGTGCAAGTGTATATAAGCAACTCCTAGAATATACAGACATTATTCACCTCACTAGATTCCATACCACTAAGGAAGCAGACACATACCTTCACTATTCAAAACTTGTAGAGGGCTTTGACATGTTTTATAAGTCAGGTTTCTATAAGGACGACGAAGGTATTAAGTATGAATTTGAAAATTACATAAACAGATGCTCAAATGTCCGATCTGCAGTCATGAATTTACTGACAAAGGTGAAATAGAAGATCACCTCAAGAATACTCACTTCTTAGATATGGCGGTCTACTATGAAATGGACCTCCGTGAGAATGAGTACTGCTATAGATGTGGTAATTCAAGACATCCACTAACATACTTAGACCCCACTGGTTTTAAGGTACCTTGTTGGGATTGCTTGAAGGATGATAGGTATGAAAAGCCACAAGCAATAGAAACAATTAGAAGAGCAATTGTAGATCATTATGTAACCGTTAAGGATGACAGGTACCTACAAATGTTCTTAGTTGACAAGATCTTTTTCAATAATACACTACCTCATACTTACGAAGAATTCAAGGCAGTACTGAAGAGGTTACAGAAGGTGTATAGTATAGATAGAAATAAGATCTGGTTTCCTGATTTTATTTCTGGCTACCCTAAGATATTTAGTAGAGATAACATAGGCGGTCTTAAGATAGTACCAGTCAATGATCTTTATGTAATTGATAGTGGTAAGTCAGAGATAAGGATAAACGATAAGTACGTAATCAAGTATGCAGATATTATACCTTACGATCAAAGACATCATAGTAGGTATAACTTGTTTAACTTAAAGACTGAGACTAGAAATACTAAGAGACTAAGGCTAAAGGAGTCAAATCCCGATAAGTGTATTAAGTTCTATAATAAGTTGAATGAACAGTATAATTCAATTTTTGAGCTTACTGACATAGAGGGTAATCCAATTCTCTTTAGTGGGCTGTCTGAACTTGATAAGGTAGTGATAAAACTAGTCTTACTGAGGAATAAATCTTTCTTCAGACTACTTATCGACTTAATAGATGAGGTCTTAAGAAATGTAGGTATCCTTAGTGATCCTGTGTTCTTAAGAAATACTGTAACAGTTAATCCTGGGTGTGACTTAAGGCTTCACTTGTCTTGGTTACCTGAGGAGACAAGGGAAAACTATATTAACATTTCAATATTATGACAAAGTTTAAAATAGAGGGAACCTGTATTGATACCTCTACGATGAAGGGGTATGTACCAGCAGCGATCCTAGGGAGTAGTTTTGATTATATCTTAACATCTATACCTGCTAATAATGACGTCTTAATAAAAGATTACGTAGAGTCATTCAAGCTATCTAATACTAAGCTGGTTGTTCATGCTAGTCACTTAGATGGTCTTTGTGATACTGTTAAGAGTCACCTTGATTTAATAGGGAGAGATTATGTTGATATCTTACTGGTTGATTCAAAGGCAGATTGGAAGTTGGCTGGATCTGAGGTAGTAGGTCTTGGTGATCGTTGTAAGGCTTGGGGAATTATGGAGCCTGAGTCTGTTGATGAGGTTAAGAAAATAATTGAGACAGTGGGAAGTGATAGTATCGTGAAGTATATTGCGCTGACTATTAACCCGCTTGAATTTAACTTGGACCTTATTAATTACTGTACTGATAATGGTATTTTAATAATAGGTCTTAATCCACTTGGCGGGTACTTATCAGCGCCTAGAAATATCACGGCCTTCACTGTACCTTACTTACTTGGTTTCTCTGCATTCTACTCTGATATTACTGTGATTAGTGGTAGAAACTTAGATACTGCTGACAATGATTCACTTTACTTGAGCGGATTGAAAGGTAAGGATGCAGGAAATAACTACGTCCTCAAGAAATCTACAAATAAACCGGTTAAGGGTGTTAGTCAGGCGGTATTTACATCATTCAAGCTAAAGGATGAAATTATACCGTACGATGATCCTACTATGTGTTTATATGCAGATCAGATGGTACTTGAAGTTGGTAAGCCTAGCAAGAAACTTAAGAAGACAGAACCAGTACAGAGACCACCTAAGGATACAGATGATGTAGTACTGCCAGGTGAAACTGATAGCTCTGATAGTAGTAAGTTTGTTGAGCAGGCTAATCACTTACTGAATATCTTACACTTACCATCAGATGGAGACGAGAGTAGTAAGTTTGCAGTGGCCAAGTATAAACTACTAGATCTGATTAAGTGTGATTTCAGCAGTGCAGTTTGGTCCTATGATTTTTCTATGATTGGTAAGTCTGTTATGATGGTCTTACTCACTAGAAAGCCTGTAAAGAAGGGTATGTTGTGGTGGAAGAAAGAAATACCTGGTGACTTAAGGACATTCTATCTACTGCAGAAAGAAGGTAAGTTTGTGTTCCGTGAGATTTTTGATGATCCAGAACCTGAACCTAACGAAACTGCATCTACAACAGATTAGATTCCTTATATGTGAGTAATTCCTATTTTGTGTTAGGAACTTACTCAATGAGAGAAATATATGTTATTAATTATAAAATTATTTAGTAAACATGAGAATTTATAACGGAAAGAACTCACAGGTAGAATTACCACTTGCAACACAGAGGATTACGATTGGTCCTAATTCAGTGTCAAAAGACATTATGCCAAATGTAGAAATGTTACAACTTATTTCTACTAGTTTTGTTGATACTGAGATCGCATTGATTGTATCAGGTCCATCAGAACTTAATCTTTGTGCAGGTGTTCCAGCATGTACACCTCTTGTAGTACAGAGCTTAGATGAGGCTGTTATTCGCTTCAAAGGTACAGCACCAGAGAAGAAGGAAGAGAAGCCAGTCGTTGAAGAGCCTAAGAAAGAAGAGGTAGTAGTGGAAGAAGTACCTGAAAAGAAGGTAGATGAGAAGAAGCAAGAAGAAGAGGTAAAGCCAGAACCAACAAAGAAGGCTACACCAAAGAAGAATGCTAAGAAATAAGACTACCTAAAGTTAACGAAGTCTTTGGGGGAATAATTAAGTTCTCTCAAAGATTTCAAATTTTTTCAAACAAATGGACGAGTTCGAATATAAAGAAGTAAAAAGAAGGGACGGAACTACGCTTATATTCTGTAATTTTGAAGAACTCCTATCTAAGTATTATGGAGTTAAGTCAATGGCAGAAGTAGAAAGTCATGCAAACGGTAATGGTGAATATATCATGCATTGTCCGTTCTGTAAAAAAGAAGGGCATACTAAACATAAGCTCTATATAAAAACTGACTTGACGGTGGGACATTGTTTTGTATGCGGTAGAAACTATATACATGTGTCCGATAAGCTTGAGTTTCGTGTTAATGTGCCAGAGTCAATTCTTAAGTTTGGATTTGGTGCAGAACCGTTCAATGTAGTCAAACTAACGGATCCTGATTGGTCGTTAGATAGATTACAGTATGAATTCGATGACTTTGATCAGACTGGTTATGATTACTTGTGCAGTAGACATAAGTACATGAAAGACTTATATCAACAGCTCGGATTTAAATTCTGGTATGGTAATATAGTAATGCCGTTCTTCTATCACGGGGAACCAATATACTACCAGATCAGATTTAGTAATGTGGGTCATGATGATAAAGGCATTAGATATTATTTCCCACAGATTTCAAAAAAGCCTGTCTATATAATTGATCATGGACAGGGAATTAGAAAACTGATCTTATGTGAGGGTATATTCGATGCAGTATCCCTCCTAATACAAGCCCCAGATTACATACCAATTGCACTCATGGGAAGTAGCTTGAATGACTATCAGATCGGTTTCATTAAAGAATATATGCCAGAGAAAATACTGATCTATATGGACGAAACTAGTATATCAAAGAGAGTAATGAATAAACTGAAAACACAGATTGATTATTGCCCGATTGATATAATTCGTTCTGATGGTGAAGATCCAGAGGAGAGAATGAATAGGATGATTTCTATTTGTCCAGGTAGTGAAGTTGGCTGGATATCTAGGAAGTTTAATAATAAGAAGTTTAACATAGGTAGAGTAGTTAAGCCAGAATTTATATGTTAAAGGTATTTTTTGATCAAGACTTAAATAAACTAGTTCTCATAACAGACGATCCAACATTTCATTATTTCTTAGAGACAAAGACAAGTAATTATGAGTATATCCCATGGCAGAAGAAGTGGGGTTATGTTGAGAAAGTAGAAAAAATATATGAGACAGGGAGAAAAATAAAACATGCACAACCCGACGGAACATTTAAGTATATAGTAGGTCTTGGATGGTCTGGATTCTTATTGGGGGCACTGAAGGATAAACTTAGTGTAGATGATTATAATGGTATTGCAAGTAATATCATCATGGCAGATACATATAGGACAGTACCTTTTAGCGAACTGAGAGATTACCAGAATGATGACGTACTATTCTTACTTAGACACAGAAGAGGATTAATGCAAGTACAAACGGGATATGGTAAAGGAGAAATTTATATCTAAAGAAAGTATAGAGAAATTAGCAGATGGATTTAATACATCTAGGGCTATTGCAAAAGAGTTAGGAATTAGTAGAGACGCGTTGTATAAATTAACAAAGAAATACAACATACCAACACTAAAGCCTGACATTATAGACACTAATGCTTTTCTCGAAATAAATGACGAGTATAAGGCCTATTGGTTAGGGTTTATGTATTCAGATGGCTATATAAATAAAAGAGGTAACCAGTTAGAGGTTTCTTTATGTAGTAAAGATATTGACCATTTGATAAAGTTTAAGAAATTTTTATGCGATAAAAGAGGCGATGATGTTATCAAAGTCTCTAAGGTAACTCTTAAATCAACAAACAAAGTTTATTATAGGAGTAGGTATGTCGTAAGTGGCAAAAATTTCTGTCAGAACTTAATAAACCAGGGATGTACTAATAGAAAGACATTTACTTTAAAGTTTCCAGAATTAGAGGAGTCCCTTATTCGTCATTTTATTAGAGGATATTTTGATGGGGATGGTTGTATATACTCATCTAGGGGTAGGGCAGCCATAGAAATAACCAGTGCAAGTGTCGAATTTCTAGAGGGAATTAAAAAAGTATTTCCAGAATTTAATGAAATAAAGAAAGACTCTAGAAATAAAAATGTTAATAGAATTTATTGTAGTCATAGAAAAGCAGATGCTGTATTAAACAAGCTATATAAAGACTCTAACATTTATTTAGATAGAAAATTTAATAAATTTGCCGGACTATGTAGTGATACGTAGTTAGGAAGCGGGTAAAAACGGTGAAGGCTGAGATTGCTAATACCGTGCTAACTAAGATAATTGCGAACAAGGTATCTTAGTAGTGTAGAGCATAGAGGGTGAATAAATATAATCCCTCCACGAGTATCCGCCAACTTATTTAATCAGGTAAGTTGAAAATATATGCCGAACTTAAGTGAACAACAAACTTAAGAACCACAGGATAAAAAGCTTGTGGGATAACAAAATTGAAAACCCAAGTAATTGCAACCTTAGCAAATTATGCACATGAAACGCTAGGTAAAAAACTCTTGATTGTCTGCCCGTCAAATAAGGCCAGAGATGAACTTGTTAAGAGGTGCAAGAATGTATTTGGCTTGTCCGTTTCTAATTGTGACAAGAAACTAAATGGGCACCTGGATTGTGTTATTACTAGTGGCCTGATGAATTCGGGCAAGGTTAAGAAGAGTGACTCTAGCGAATATCAAACCTTTCATCAATACCTGTCTGAATATGAATGGGTACTAGTTGATGAGGTTGAGTATACAATTAATGATGCAGGGGAATACTTGTATGATAGTTGTATATCCGCTGAGAGATTTTATGCATTTAGTGGTACAGCTGATAAAGTAGGTGGACAAGCAATTAGTTTTAGAGAAGGCTTGAGTGAAGTGGTGGTGAGAAATAAAAACCTCATTAAATATTTCGGCCCTAGTATTATCTTCAGAATGCCACTCAACAATAGCGTCACAAATATCAGCATTAAAACAGCATCCCTTGACAACTTAGTACTGGATGATGAACAGGTTGACTTGGCGGGGAATAGATATGCAGAGATTATGAATCAGATCTGGATGGATAAGGATATTTGTAGAACAGTGACTAGGGTAATTAAAAAGTTCCCTAAGTGCTTTATACCAATGAATAACCTTAATACAATACTCTATGATTGGATTAATAATTACTGGCTCGGCGTTCTTAGAGTCCTGCTAGTGTGTGGCGAGGGTTATATATATTATGACCTGGATGGAAATAAGACTAAACTAACACTTGATGAATCTTGTGAGTATATCAAGAAAGGCTTAGTTGATGTCATCCCAAGTACTAGTTCAGGATATAGAGCACTTGATTTCCCAGGTCTTGAAAATATATGTTTATTCGCCGGAAAAATAGCAGGTGTCACTCTTCAATGTGTAGGACGAGTGGCGAGAGGTAAACATATGAACATTATTACCTTGCGACCATACGGAAATAAAAAAATACCTGTCTATACAAAGAGCGCACAGGAAAGAAAAGAAATGATTGACAACTATTATCAGTACTGCGAGATTGAAGATATAGAAATGGAGGAGTCTGATCTTTGAAACTAACAATTTTGCAATCACGAAGTTGGCAGTCTCTTATAGGTGAGAATAAAGTTAAGAGGAATGGAAAATGAATAACAATGACAATTACCTAGAGCTAGTATTATCAATGTTTAATCAGTTCTTATATCAGGACTGTAAAACTAATATACAAGATATCTCTATTTTCTTTAAGACTAATCCATCAACGTCTGGAAATCCGCTCATTGAAGAATTAATAGGCGCCATTAAAGATTATCCACTGGAAAGTATTGGATTACCTCTGTTTCAAAGTATCCTAGCTAAGACCGGTAAAAATCAGACGGAGAGCCAAGAGATACTGAACAAGATAATCCAGTATAAGAAATATAATAAAGACCAGATAGAACCAGCGAGAAAGTATATCAGAGACATTGTTGCAACGGTCTATGTACAAAGAGCAAATAGACTTTATAGTGACAGCCCTTCTGAATACCTAGAATATCTTAAGAAGCTAGAATTTAAGACAGGTAGCACTGATTACTTAAGCACTACTAGTTTTAATAACCTAGATATTAATACAATCGTTGCGGAATCTGGACAAGAGGGAAAACTAACATCATCACTGAGCTTTGTTAATGAATCTTTCTCAGAGGGTGCATTTAAACCTGGTGATATAGTAGTAATTAGTGCTCCGCCATCAGTAGGTAAATCACTTATTGCAGAGGCAGAGGCACTACATATGTCAATGGTACATAAGGTTCCTACTTGTATGCTTATTATGGGTGATCTTGATTGGGAAAGCTTATTTATTAGACTCGCTGCGATTTATACCGGCCTGTCTTTTCGTGATGTGAGAGAAAACTTGGCGGGGATCTATAAGGAAATGAGCCAACAGATAGGAGATAAATTAGACATCATCATTGCTCCTGCCGGTACTATTAACGCAGCGGAATTTGTCCAGTTCGTAATAGATAGTCCCAAAAAATATAAGGCAGTTTTTGTTGACTACGATGAAAACTTTAAAATGGGAGGTGATGGTAAGAATGGTGGCAGCGATTCTATGTATGCTGAGTTTGGTGATCTCTATAATGAATTTACAAAACTTAAGTATGCAGGAATTAATAGCTGGATCCTATGTCAACCAAAACAATTTACATGGAGCGACGGAAACCCAATCGAACTACAAAACTTAGGAACGTCAAGTAGGAAGGGACATATCGCTGATGTATGTATAACCAGAACAAAAGAACCACAAAACCTTAATGGACTTGGTGTGTTCTATATATGTAAAAATAGACATGGTGAAAACTCTATCGCATATTCAATAAGACTCGGTAATGGTAGGTTTAAAATAATACCAAAATCCGTATACCAAGATCTGAAAAATATACAAGAAAAACGATACTTCTCAGAACAGGAAATTGATATGATGATTAGTAACTATAATGCGGCGAGATCACAAGTCAATAGCCAAATAGATAATAGTATGGGAAGAATGAAAAGAGTTGATTCACCGTTTAGATAATAATAATAAAAGAAACCTAGAGATATATTCTGGGTTTCTTAAGTTTTATACATTGATGAAAAAAGAAATAAACTTAGTAATTACACTGGATGACGTAAAACTCATCTCTGTTAATAACTTGTATAGGGCTGGACTATTATACAAGGGAGGAAAACCAGTACCCTATATCTATAAAAATGCTGAGGCTAAGAAGATGGAAACTATTATAGACCGACAATTAGAGTCCATTGATTTTACACAGCACCTTGATTGGCTCAGAACAACAAAGCAATTTACAGTCACTGAACAATTCATTTTGAAGTCAGGTATTAAACAGAGAGATTGTGCTAACTTCGAAAAACTCGCGTCAGATTCTATTGTGAGGTTTTTTAGGGGAACACTAGGACTCACAGATTTTGATGACGCACAATTTAGCGATGTTCACCTGTATAAAAGCATTCTCCCTGGATCACAAAGAGAATACCTGTGCTTTAAAATAACACCCTCGACCTTTAATACTAGGTTCGATGAAATACAAAGACCACAACAAGTATTATTTCATCACACAGGAGAAGCAGTGTTTGATAGTAAAGAGTTCAGGAAGATAGTGAAGAAAGAACTAGGGCTGAAATACCAACTTAGTAGTACCGATAAGAAACTGAAAGAACATGATACCGACGTCTTCTTAATTGATACTTCCGATGGTAACTTGTTTGATATACACTTCGGAATACTTGACTATATCTACACACACAGAGACTTGGGAAATTTTATCTACTATGTCCTCTATAATGAAGTCGACAAAGAACTAGTGGAGAAGATTAGTAAGATGGGATATAGTAATGTGAAGGCAGGAATCATAGAAAAAGGAAAGGAAGCAGAATTAATCAAGAGCTTCATAGGGGAATAAAAAAAGAGAGTAGGATAGAACTTAATCGTCTAACCTATTCTCTAATGTTTTTTTTATTTTTTAAGCTTTAGTATATCTTCAACAGTATTCAAACTATTAATTGTATTTATCAGTTCATCATCTTTCACAAAGAATCCCTCACTACCTAAAACTAATTTACTAGAAAAGTAGTCATGTAAGATAGCTTCATGATCACTATTGAACTTCATACCATTTAAGGTCTTAATAACTTTAAAAACACAACAGTCTCTTCTAAATATTCTTAACATCCTCTTAAAGTTACTTGTGTATCCAATCTTAATAGCTCTGATTAGATGATCTAAGTCTTTACCTGAAACTGTTTCAATAAAATACAACATACTTAATTTATTTTTTATTTATACTATTTTATTTTTTGCTTATGATTACAGCACCATGAACCCACTTGTCAACCTCATCTTTTACTTTCCTGTGTTTAATTTCAAAGTACTCATCCAGGTCTATTGCCTTTGGTGTAGCTCTAAAGTTATTTTTACTATAGATCTCACCAAGTTTTTGTTTTATGTAAGGATTTGGATAAGACTGCCCCACTTTAAATTCATTATAAATATCATCCTTTAGTTTTTCTTTATCAAAACTTAAGATATCAAGTTTCTTATTCAGCAATGACGTATTATATGCTTGCGCCTTACACTCATCAAGACCTAGTACTTCTACATACTCTTGAAAATGGAGCTCTGTTAGGTTGTCAAGTATATACCTCCACTCACTTTTATCAAATTTATCAAAACTCTCACATAGAAACTTCAACTTCCTCTGTCTTGAGTCTCTCAATTCATACTCTTCAAAGAACTTAGATACTTTATCATTCATAGCCTCGATCGTAGATACCTTACCAACCTCATTAAAGACTGTAAACCTATCTGCATACTCTGTTTGTTGCATATCAAAAGCACGTTTCTCTGATACTAGTACTAGGTTGTTTAGTATTGGCATGAGCTTTGGGCCACCAGTTTCTGGATCCTCTTCAATGTTTACAGCCACATAATCATCTCGATAGTTATAAGCTTTTGCTATTTTTTGATATGTCTCTGATAAGTCTCCCTTCAGCACATTTCTAGTCTCATCGAATATAGTAAGCAGGTTACCAGTCTTCTTGAGCTTCCAATCTATTCTCTCGTCAAAACTTTTCTTATTTACTTTATTTTTATCTAGTAAGTACTTAAAATAGACGGTTGCTTCATCTTTCCATGGGTTTTCTATTAGCCTCTGCCTACCTAAGATTTGAGGAAGATCTAGGGAAATATCAACTGCCAAGGTTTCTATATTAGAGTCACTTAGTACTACAGTCTGAGCATTGTCACTATAGAAGTCAGCCCCAAGATATACAGTCCTAGTACAGAAGGTAAACATCTTCCTAGGCTCATCTCTTAATGGGACTGTACCTATGTTAAACTTCCTACCAAGCCTCTTATGTATTTTCTTCGTATTATCTGGAGTATTGGCAACCAGAATGTTTACTTGATCTGGTTTTAGTTTCGCCCTCTTGATAATACTTGTGATGTTAGTTACAGAGTTGACATAGAATACAATTTCCTTAGATTCTACCTTTACTACTTCGCCTTTATTTTCGCCTTTCACAAATTTATAGCTGAAATCACCATCTAGGTATTTCTTTATGATAGGGCCGACTACTGTATACATGGCCTTCATACTTTTAAGTGTAAGTTTTGGCTTCCTTACTCTATCTGGATCAAGAGCCTCCCAGTCTAGCTCGTAGTATGGAAGATCTTTGAATTCATCTAGCTGACTCAGGTACTTTTTCATCATCGGCGTTGCACTTACATAACAAAGTCTCTTTACTTCTTGTAGGTTCTTAACAAATACCATTTCTGTATCAGGCTTAAATCTACTGTCAGTAAAAATACTCTGAAACTCATCCACAATTACTCTAAAATCATCAAGTTCGTCAATGCTCTTAATAATATCTTTTACAATTCTGAATGAGTCATAGGTAACTAAGATCTTCACCGGCTTCTTAAGAAATCTACAGCCTATTATATACTTCTTCAAGTCCTCCCTGAGACCGTTAAAGAAGCCTACCTTTTCTTTCTCTGCTTGTTCAATTTCTTCCTTTGTTGGTACTTTTTCCTCTGCAAAAATACTACCTCCTTTCTCTTTCTCTATCTTCGTTAGGTCTTTGTCTGTCCTAGGTTCCACTTCATACTTATTTTCAACTAAGAAAACATCTCCTACATGTTGATCATACTTATTCTTTAGTAAGATCTTTCTAGGACTACATAGTATTATATCTTCACTATTCTTAGCTGGGTCAATACAATACTCTGTGAAACCACATCCTGGTATTTGTTTGTTCAAGATGTGAGGAAAGTCGTTAATTTTGAAATCTGGGATTTCAGAGATGTACCTATATCCTGCAGGTACTTCTACTACTATTGCTCCTTCTTCTGTCATAATAAATTATTTTTAAAATGTTAATGAATATGGTTCCGGGCTTAAGCGGCCTTTTTTGGCGGCGGCCCGCTTAATGCCCCTATCTATTACATAGATAAGTCTTTTAGAACACTATTACTACAAACTTTACCACTTCTATTAAATCGTCAGACGGAGTCTGCAATAAATATCCTAGTTTAAAAAAAATGGTAAACCCCTATATTCATCTGTATAGTTCATACAAAATCCCTCGCCACAGGCTCGGTATTTTCTTGTACCCTAACCACAGATGTACTTCAGGGGTATTTTCAAGTTTACCCTTAAGACCGTCGAGCCGTGCTCTGCCGGCGACGCCACATAAGGTGAATACCTTCCCCGGGTTCAATAGGGTTCTCCTGAATGGTAATGAAGGAGGTTCATATTGTGGCAACGGGAAGGCGGGGAGGGGAGCTGCAGGCTTACCGACCACGTCACTACTTACTTATGAACTCTACGATAATCCTATAAGTTTCTTGTACTGCCTTATCCAAGTTATCGTTTACAATTATCTTATCAAAACTACCAGAGAACGTAAGTTCATACTCTGCTTTTGATAGCCTAGTATTTATTGCTTCAGGGCTGTCAGTTTTTCTATCAATAAGTCTTCTTCTAAGTTCTTCTATAGAGGGCGGTTGGATAAAGATACTTAGTGCACGATCACCATAGAACTTCTTAATACTACATCCACCCTTTACATCAACATCGAAGATAACATTATGCTTGTCTTTTATTAGTTTTTCTACTTGTGACCTATGTGTGCCGTAAAATTGACCATCATACACCTCTTCATACTCTAGAAACTGTCCAGACGCTATATCTTCCTTGAACTGTTCTTGTGTAGTGAAGAAATACTCTACACCTTCTTTCTCTGTCCCCCTTGGTAATCTAGTTGTGTGACTAATCGAAAATACCAGGTTTAACTCCGGATGTTCTCTTACTAATCTCTGAACGATAGTGCTCTTACCTGTACCAGAGGGAGCTGAAATAACTATTAGCTTACCTGTTTTCATATTAATTTTATTTTTCATTTCTACTATATAAGGGATTTAAACTGTTGATCTTACGTGCCTATTTATTATTTTATTATATCTAACCTGGGAATATACGGCCTGTATATTAAAAAATAAGAAAAATGGAAACCAATCAAACTACATTAATATTACGAACACTCCACCCACTAACTCACTGCGTAATTATTTTATTATATCTAACCTGGGAATACATCGACCTGCATGTCAAAATTAGAAAAATAGGAAAAATAAGAAAATTATGAAACCTACTAAAGCTGTTATTTTTACTACCTTCTTGCCCATTGTTCCTTATTAGTGTGAGAATTAATTACATTATATATTGCGATGAAAGTAAATCAGTTTAGAGTTATTATTGCAGGTAGTAGGAGTTATACTGACTATGCTAAGTTAAAGAAGAAGTGCTTATACTACCTAGGAAAGAAGATATCCGACTTATCATTAGAGGTTGTTGTCATATCTGGTCATGCTGAGGGTGCTGATAAATTAGGTGAAAAATTTGCCGGTGAGTATGGTCTTAGGTGTGAGGTATTTCCGGCGGATTGGAAGAAGCATGGTAAGAAGGCGGGATATCTCAGGAACTTACAGATGGCAGAGACGGCTAACGCAGTGATTGCCTTTAAGAGTGCGTATGCTGAGAATAAGGGAACTGAGATGATGATTGATATAGCAAGAAAAAAGAATATACCTGTTAGAGTAGTAGAAGATGAAGAAGAATAATATTAGTTTTGCGGCGATTTCAGACTTACATGGAGATCTTGAGGTGAGTCTAGATAAGGAGGTTGATTATCTTATTATTGCGGGTGACTTAGTGCCTCTTAATATTCAACAAGATGACAGGAAGGTTGAGAAGTGGTTAAAAAAGGATTATCAGGAGTGGGTAGATAGCTTGCCGGTGAAGAAGAGGGTCCTATTAGTGGCGGGGAATCATGACTTTTACATGTACAATAAGAGTCTGGATAAAATTGTAGGTGCCTTAGGTTCTCGTACTACTTATCTATGCAATTCCAGCACTCTCTTACTTGACGATGACCTACCAAACCATCTTGTGTATGTGTATGGTTCTCCTATGTGTAAGATCTTTGGTGATTGGGCTTTTATGTATCCGCCAGAGTATCAGAGGGAGGAGTTTGACAAGGTAAGAGGTAAATCAAAGTCTGCACTGGAGAAGGAGTTTGACGGTTACACTGTTAAGTCTCTTGTTATTACTCATGATGCTCCTTATGGTTGTAGTGATATTGTCTTGCAGTCTGATGTATATTGGGGTGGTAGTTCAATAGGCAACAAGGAGATCAGAACATTACTAGAAGATATGAAACCGGACCTTAATATTCACGGACACTTACACACATCGAATCATGACGCAGAGTATATAGGTCCTACGGAGGTTAGATGCGTCAGTCTCCTCGATGAAAATTATGTCCGTGCGTTTAGTCCATATTATTTTGCCTTATGATAGAGAGAAAGTATAAGTGTCCTGTTTGTGGTAATCAGTTAAGAGTTGCCAGTGTTGAGATTCCGGAATTTGCTTGTATGTGGGATGTAATACCTGCCCACTTAAGATATACGGTACTGTGTGATTCTTGTAGGTACTGTAAGACTGTCGATGATGAGAGTGAGCTAGATAATCTAAGTGTTGATATTGATGAGGTAGTTGTTAGGTTATTCAAGACAAGACTAGGTGTAGATAATAAGGATGAGATAATTAAGTGGTTACGTGAAAATATTAAGTAAGCTAGGGGTAATACCTTAGCTTATTTTTTTGCCGTAGTCCTTAAGAAATAAGGGCGTTTGAGATCCCCTTGAATTCTTAATAATGTAGGAAGTATGAGGGCCTCGAAAATTAATGCAGTTTGAAAAGGCCTCGATTTCTTATATATGTAGGAGACATGGATAAACAGGTCATGAGGTAGTAAGTTTCGTGGATGTTTAGTTTCGTGAGGAGATCTATTGAGTGACAACTAGATTAGTATTATGGAATGTAATGCGGTTCTAGTGTTTGCATGATTCCTACGTAAAGAACCTGAAATTTATATTATTAAGACACAAGAAATTAATGCTTGAGGTGGGGCGATGCTCTGCTGAAAAACTGGGGACCTATAAGGACTACTAGTGGCATTAATGTGTAACAAGAAATTTTAAACCATATTATAAGACACAAAACCTTCTTAATTTTATATTGTTAACGTTATGTCAGGTTGTGGTAGTAGTTCATAGTTTAACTAAAACCAGTATGCGGCTGAATAGTCAATTACTGATGTGGAGCCTAAGAACTTCACTGAACAATCACGACCTTACTAGTTAATTAGTATAAGGTTGAGAATAATCGATAGAGTCAGATAGAGGTATGCAATGACTATAGCTTATATGGGACTAAAGCGCTGTAACAATTAAGTTGCAGGTAGAACTTGGTTTGAATCCAAGTAGTTATGGTGTCTACTTGATAATATCGACCATAGAAAATACTTTTATGGAAATAATAAGAATAAATTAACACACGTAGAAACACACGGGGAATTATAGGAGCCACCCTTTTCAAATGATTTTTATAATGCGCCGTGTTTCTAGGGGCAGTACTTGAAATATAGTACTGCTCATTTTTTCCACTCCCCCGTCTTGTATTCCTTAACAGTGTAATTAAAACAAAGTATTATTATGAAAGATGAATTTAAAGTAGGAGATTATGTAGCTATTTCACCAGACCTAACATTTAAGTATGATTGGGTATCTGGTAAGGTAACTGGTATTGAAGAGCATGAGGATAGAGGAACTGTTATTGTTGCAGAACTTCCAGAATCCGGTGAAATCTTTTTTGGTAGTAAGTATAATTTTGTTAACTTAGGTGACTTAGATGAAGAAGAAGAGAACGAAGATGAGGATGAAGAATACGAATACGACGAAGAGGAGGACAGCGAATGATGGATATTCTATTAATCTGCCTGGCGGGTATTTTTGTTAGTGCAGTGGTTGTAGTTTCACTAGTCTTACAATTTTCTAAGGAGGATGACAAGAATAGTGAGCTTGCATGTCCAGACTGTAAGAAACCGAGTCGAGATATTAGGCTTGTCAGTGAGGTAGTATCGGGGAGTGAAATTAAGTCAACGTATAAGTGTAAGAATTGTAATAGGTTAATAAGAAAAAGTAAGAAACGATGAAGATTTGTATTGATTTTGATGGTACTGTTGTTAGCCATGAATTTCCAGAGATTGGCAAGGATATTGGTGCAGTGCCAGTTCTTAAGAGGTTAGTTGAGGCAGGGCATGAGCTTATTCTCTATACAATGAGGGGTGAGCCAACAAGTCCAGGTGATCCAAACTACTTAGAGGAAGCTGTTGATTGGTTTGCGCAGCGAGGTATTCCATTGGTAGGTGTTAATGAGAACTTGACACAGAACAGATGGACAAGTAGTAGAAAGATTTTTGCACATCTTTATATTGACGATGCTGCCTTAGGTGCTCCATTGAAAACCGATCTCTCCATTAGTGTCCGTCCTTTCATCGATTGGACAGAGGTTGAGAGATTGTTAGTAGAAAAAGGTATTATTTAACTGTAAAAAAAGATTATGGAAGATAAGAAGAAAGAAAAGAAAGACTACTTGAAGTTAATGACTGAGAGATATGGTTTTAATTCAGGTAGTCTCAAGTGGGTTCCAGGGGGCTCAGAGATTTTACAGCTCATTGGTCAGTATGCAGTATATGTAGACTACCAGAAAAAGAGCAGTGGTGAAGGTTATGATACTAAGTGTGAGAGGGTAAAGATAAACAAGATTAGTGGATATGACCCTCTTACAATGACATATCAGATTGAGTACTATTTCCCAGAGCGCGCAAAGAGTACAGCTGAGGATCATAGGGTTTACACAGAGAAGATAATTCCAGAGGGTTTTAGCTTCGACATCATGGGTCAAGGTCTTCAGTCTAGTATGAATCGCTTTATGCCACTTAGCCTTCACTGTAAGATGATGGAGGAGTCATTCTTATTTGATAGGATGTCTCGTCTTTATGCAGAGAGAGATACCTTACCATTTACTGCTATTGCCGATATTAGTGAAACAAAGAAGCAGGGTGAATTACTAGGTTACTCAAGAAATATTCAGGCAACAATCAAGAAAGAGTCTGGTGAGTTCTTAGTAGGTAGGGTTAGTAGTCTTAAGCTTCATCATGTTAAAGGTGATGAGTGGAGAGTTATATTTAAGCTTGACAAGGATGATACAGTAAATTATAATATTGTATTTGATAAGTCAGACAAAGAATACAAACTCACTGTATTTGGTGATTACATAGGGACGATTAAGTTTTTGGATGTAATGGACGTATGAAATTAGCGGTAGATACTTACTATTATTCAGACAGTCTCGCATTAACAGTTGGTGTCTTGTTTAATAGGTGGACAGATGATGAACCCGCCGAAATAATAAGTAGTATCTGCACTAGTTTTTCGTCCTATATACCAGGGGAGTTCTACAAGAGAGAGCTTCCCTGTGTTCTTGGCTTGTTAGTAGAGAAAGTAAGTCTAGACAAGGTAGAGACGATAATAGTGGATGGATTTCTCAGGCTTAGGTTCAATGATGGTACAGAGAAAGATGGCCTAGGGAAGAAACTATTTGATGAACTGAACATGCCGGGTCTAAAAATAATAGGCCTAGCAAAGTCTGAATTTTGTAGGACGGATGAGATTAGTGCGTCCATACTTAGGGGATCGGCGGAAAAACCATTATGGGTACAGGGTATAGGTCTTCCAGATAATGTAGCAGCTGGAAATATTAAGATGATGTCAGGAGAGTTTAGAATACCAAAGCTCTTAAAATTACTTGACAAGGAAACAAAGAAATATAAGTAGGGATAATTTAGTGTCCCTACTTTTTTATTCTCCCTTACAATCCTTACTAGTAGATGAATAAATTTAATTATTATAAATTATGGGAAAAATTAAGAAAGTAGAAAGATTTAACCTCCCAGAAACAAACAGTAGCTCATCTCACTCTGTTGTAATTAATAGAGCGAGTATTGAGTTATCTAGTGACATAGACCTGGATGAAGACGGTGATATTGTCTTAGAGTCCGGTAGATGTTTCGGATGGGAGTGGAAAGCAATGAATTCAATAAAAGACAAACTACTCTATGTCTGTGGTATCTATTATCATAGCACTAAGTGGAACGAGAAGTCATATGCACAAAAATATATGGATGTTCACAAAAAGCTATCAACGCTCAGTAACTTAGTTTGCAAGTTTACTGGTGCTAATGGTATTAAATTCACTTGGGTCAATAGTAAGACCGATGATGGAGGATATCCAGAAATTGACCATGAATCTACTTGCATCTTTGATCATATCGTTGACAATAAGGACAGCTTAAAGAACTTCCTATTTAACAGTAAGTCGTGGTTATTTACAGGCAACGATAATAGTGATGAAACGGATGAGTTCTATAATCCTGCATTTGATAATAGTAATATAGTAGGTGCAGAGGTAACTTTGGATTACGGCGGAGAGGTTGGTAAGGTTCAGTTTAATGTCCCTGAGTATCCTATAGACCTACTAGAGTGTTTCTATGCAGACTATAACTACTTATCCAGCTCTCAGTTTTCTTGTGAGATAGCTAATAGTATTGTTTTTGAGAACGGTACTGCTAGATCAATGACACCGGAAGACAAGAAGATTTTAACAGGGTCAGCTAAGAATGATAGTATATACTTCCTGATCAACTTAAGGGATAGCCTAGGGGTGTTTCCTGTTAATAGTGATTGGTCTCGTTTGGCAAAGGGACATGAAGATTACCCATGCCTATACTATGCAACCAAAGATTTTGCAAGTAAGCTAATGACCCTTGGAAAGAAGGATGAGGATAGTATGTATAGCGGTCCGATATTTGGGGAAAAAGCTGCTGAGTTTGTCGAGAGTAATTATGATGGATTAATTAAGGTAAAATTAAACGTTAAGGTCAATGAGTAAAGAATTAGTAAACACATTCTTTTATAGCTGTTCAAAATATATTAATGATAATAAGAGCTATCAGTATATAAACGGAAACTATTTTGTAATGAGTCGTCGAGATGGTTCTAAGGTGAAGAGAGCACTTAGATTCGATGAGGACTTGTGTGCAGATTTTCCCGATAGTATTGACCTTAAGATAACCAATGCGTGTAGTATAGGTTGTAAGTATTGTCATGAATCTAGTGTGGCTGGTGCAAAGAAGTTCAACCTAGAGAAGACAATTGAGGTCCTAGATAAGCTCCCGAAGTGTGGAATTGAAGTTGCAGTAGGTGGCGGTGATATTTTTGATGAGGATTGTATTAGTGATGCAGAGAAGCTAGTAGGGTGGCTGAGGGCAAACAATTTCCAACCAAGAATAACAGTCAACTATAAGACACTTCAGAGAGAGTATGACGGTGACCCAATCAGCAGCTATAGTATAGTAGCCAATTGTTATGAGGCAGTTGGCGTTAGCATTGAAAAGATCCCAGTTGTTGGTGAACTATTTAAGAGCGTTTGTAGGTTGGAAAGGTCTGTATTTCATATTATCGCTGGTATATTTCCAGTGGATGATATTATGAAGCTCTATGAGATTATCAATGAAAGTGCTTACCTAGATAGACCTGTTAGAATTTTAATACTAGGCTATAAGCAGTTTGGTAGAGCAGCAGGAACTAGTGTAGATCTCGAGAACTGGAAGAAGGGTATTAAGAAATTAATATTCGAGATCAGAACAGGTAAGACGTCTGTACCTAACCCAAATATTGTGATAGGTTTTGATAATTTAGCATTAGAGCAGCTTGATATCGAATCATCACTACTACCTGATGAGTGGAATAATCTCTTTTGTGGTTGTGACTTTTCTTCTAGTATGTATGTAGATGCAGTAGAAGAAACATTTGGCCCAACTAGTAGAAGTCCAAAGGAGGAAAGGGTTAGTTGGGATAGTACAAGTATTGTTGAATATTTTAAGAAGAATCACCTATGATACCAGTATTTCTAGAACAACTCAAGGAACTTCGCCCTACTTTTAATAAGGAGAAGGCGATTAAGTTCAGGTATAGACTTAACCTTCCAGAACATTTAAGGTGGACAGACTTTAAATTGAATAGTGGCAAGATTATTTGGTATGATTGGTTTGTAGGATCTGTTACTGTCCTCAACCCAACCGACACCGATACTGAGGATACGTTAAGAGAGGAGCTTAGTAAGGAGGATTCAATCGACTTACCTGGCTTTACCTTGACAAGACTTAGTGATACTACTAGTTATACTGATAATGAGTTCTTAAGGACTAGTGAAGTTCGTCTAGTAGCGGAGGTCGATTCTGGATATAGTTACCTTGATATCGGGAGTTATAGAATAGATTATAAGCAAGATGAGTTTTTTAAGTTTGAGACTATATATTATATGTTCGATTTTGGAAACTGTCTCTGTTATGATCTGAAGTATAGGTGTGGTGCATCTAGAAGGTACTTGGAAAATCTTGATGGCCTATTATCATATTTAATTAAGAACAATGAAGGAAGCAGCCGTTACTTTAAAGAAGTTAGTTATTAATGTAAATAGAACCCTGATCTGGTATAAGAAGAATGGGTGGATAGATTGTCGTAGAACACCTAGCAGTGGTCAAGAGATTATTGCAGAGATGAGTGATTTCTTGGATGCTAGACTAAATAGGGAAGCTTGGAATATTCCTGAGTTTAGAGAGGCAGAGGAATTACTAGGTGGACATCTATTCAAGTTCGAGTCTATTACAGGCATTGATGAAGTTAGGAAGAAGTATAAGCAAGCAGTTTTTACTCTAACAACGCCAGAAAAGGTAATAGAGCCAGATGAAAACCTTATTAATGTATTAAAGTCGGTAGAGAAATTTATTGGCGGTACAACTATTAAATTTAATGGCGTTAAAGTAAAAGTTAAAGTAATAATAGAAAATTAAGGTATGAAGTGGAGATTAGTAACAGAGCTTAGTGCATTAGTAAGTAATCAAGAAAATAAGGTCTGGCTCTACATGGACGGAAAGAAAGTATATAAGTCCAATGTAAGAAAGCAAGTTAACAGTGACTATAGATCAGCTAACCTTATACTTGATGATGTGCTCTTGGATAATAATGAGTTCCAAGTGAAATTAGGTAGAGAATTTAGAGTATTTGTTAAATCTAAAGAACTACCTAAGAAAGATGAATGGTACGAGCTATGTAATTTCGCAAAGGATAGAAGGTACTTAGGTAATATCTTGGAAGGTTGTAGTATTGACAAGGGAATCGTTAATGATGGTTCTGTGTTTGAGGCTGCATTTTCAGAGGATTATCCAGGCGATGTAGTACTTGCTTGTAAGACTATGAAAGAGTACGATGAATACTTTGACGAGATGACCAGGGTTGTTAATTGTAGTATATTCAAGAAAACTGGATGTGCTAAGTGGAAGCCTGGTTATAGATATGATACAGAAACACAGACTTACTACTATTTAGGTGAGGTGCTAGTTAGGAGAAGGGATAACTTAGATTCTGAACTACTAGTAGACCCACAAGATTACGTTAAAGGTTATCTAGTAGTAGGTAAGATCAATAAAGACACTGAGAAATCTGTAGAGGATGTACTTAAGAACCATGTATTAGGTCAAGGTACAGACGGCTATGATAATAAGCTACAGGTATTGTTATCACCTAAGCCTATGGTAGAGAGCGGTAAAGCACTTGAACCAATAGACGACTTTAACATTACTAACTATTGGGGATTGATGGTTGACGCTGCAGTAAGTAAGTGCACAGTCCCTTATGGTGGTGACAGGTGGAGAGATTATACAGATCTTTTCAGTATATTTGAACCTCTTAGTCTAATGTCGGATAAAGTAAAAGACTATAGAAACATTAATGCACCTGTAAAGGAACAGCTAGAGGTTGTCTTAAGTACTACAATCTTAAATACTATCATCTCAACTAACTCTATTCAGAAGGGAGTTACGATGTTTAGTATTACAAAGGACAGTACTAGTCAGGATACGGAATTAATCAATGATGTGGTTGAGTCTTACTTCATTAATACCATGAATGATAATAATGTCAGTAGAGTGTCATACTATACAAGTCTCTTTAATGAGCTAGGTATCAGTGTGAAGGATATTACTGCAGGCATTGTAGACTCTTATTCAGATGAGGGGACTATATTCAAAGATCTCAATAGTATGTATAGTTATATTGAACTGTACAGAAAAAATCATTGGGCATACGAATCTGAGATATTTGATCAACTAGATAATTCAGTTAAGTTTGGAACACCTAAACCAATACCTCTTACTAGTAAACTTAGTAGGGTAGTGGCTGACGTAATAGTAGAGCTAGTTGATAAAGCAAGGGAGAGTTACGGTACTTGTATCTGTGAGTATAAGGTAGAGAATAATGGGACAACTAGAACCCCTCTTGAATACGAATACTTTAAGATAACACTAACAGATATCGTAAACTACTATAATGGGGTCTCAAATGTACCTCAATCCCTTAGTAATGAGTTAGTAGCTTGTAGATTTCGAGAAGTCATATTAAGGACTGACAGAAACTCCAAAGTAATAATTTAATAAGAAGTATTATATGAAACAAGATAATATTAAAGTAGATGGCAAGGTGTCTCAGGAGTTGGGTAATTCAATGTTTAGAGTTACCCTAGATTCCGGACATGAGATACTTTGCACTATTTCTGGTAAGATCAGGAAGAATTTTATCAGAATCATGGCAGGTGATGGTGTAGTAGTAGAAATGAGCCCTTATGACTTAACAAAGGGTAGAATTATTACTAGACTTCCACCTAACAATAAAAAGAATTAACGAGAGTAATTAATATAATTGTTTAACCCAGATTAAATTTATTAAAAAAATGGGACGTACTAGATTACACAACACAATGATTGGAAGAGTATATCCATTCTTCCTTAACAACACAAATCTTCAGAGTTATTATCTTTACCAGGTTAACACGCCAGGTATTAGTTCTAATGAGATACCACTCTTGTCACTTACTAAGATCAGTGAGAAGACAATGAATAAGGGTGAGTACTGTATGAGAGAGGGTGACACTAAGAAATATGATCTTGATGTCATTTCTACTATCATTCATAACAGAACAAACTCATTTAAGAAGATTTCTGATTTCATGTATAGGAATATCTTAGACAGAGCAGAGGGTGTTTATGGGAAGGCTGACTTATACTATGATCTTGGTAATTTCAAATTTCCAATGTGGGAGGTTGAGAATAATAATAACGTAACAAGAGCAATCATTGTGGGTGTCAGAGATCAACTTAGGTGGTCAAAGTATAGATTCCAGGAAGGTTGCTATGTTGACGTACTTGTGACACCTACTAAGTATGCTGTATTTAAGCTAGTAGGTGATAACAGTGATCAATTATGGTTAGAGCCAGTTGGAGTTTATAATAATTACGATGTTGATCAGAAGAATAACTTAGTCGGTTCTCTTAGTAAGCTGAACTATCCAAAAACAAAGTGGTCAGGAGAAAGGAGAGCGTCTGATATTAACAGAGTGATTCGAATGATGGAGCAGAAGTCGTTTGAGGCTGCCGAAATCTAAGAGTACTAATCGGGTTGAGTATACATTGTTATACTTGACCCTCTTTTAATTTTTATAACACATGGAAATAGATAATATTAATAAAGTAATCACCGCACTAGTTGGATTATGTAATAAGCTTGACAGGAAGATTAACAATATATTCTTAATCTTGTCTGGTGTATCTTGTATGGCTATGGTTGGTATGATAATTTACAGTGCCACACAAGAACAATACTGGATGGCTGGAATTACAGGGCTTGGTTTAATTATCTTAGTATTAGTGTTGTGGTTGGTGAGTCTCAGTTTTTCTAGGAGAACGATTGGCGGAAGACTTGAGTGCTTAATAACTTCCTCTAATATTGACGCAGTAAATATTCAAAAAGACTGCGTATACTTGAGGAGAATTGAAAGCACTAGAACAGACCCGCCAAAAGAAGAACAGGATTTTATTAGAGGCTTATTTGATAGTATACAGACAGTTGAGATAAAAATAATCGCCGCAAGAACCATGATTAGTAAGGGAATCTACTTGGACGATAATATTGAAGAATCTATTAAGAAAAAACCTTTAGAGACACATGAATATGATGACTTAGATTAATAGATTATGGAAGAATTAGAAATGTATGAAACTCTTGAATATATAAAAGATAGATTCGAAGGGGAGAATGAGGGGCTTAAGTTTTCATATCTAGGTGTTGATGAGAAAAGAAAAGATACCCTCTACGAATGCATGGAACTTGAACAGAAAGACAGGAGATTGCTAGTATCTACAAGTATTGGTAATTGTTGGCGTCTTCCTAAGTGTAGTGGGGTTAGATTCTTTGACGTTAAACACTACAAAGGCTACAATAGATTTCCCGAGGACAGCTGTAGGTTTATAGATGTAACTGGAGAAGAGAGTGTAATTTGGGATTGGTTCGAAAGACACTACTCTGACATTAGTGATGAGGGATTTGAATTAGATCTCGCCACTAAAAGAATAGGTAAGTATTTTAAATCAAGCCCTAACTATTTCAAAAAGCTGAGTAGGCTAGTTAAGTATGTGACGAGAAGATGGCCCAACAGATACTTAGAGAGGGAGTATAAGATTAAGTATATTCCAACTTACTATGAATACTTTGACGGAGATGAACATTTTGAGTCTAAAGTAGTGGAGGTAAGAATTCCAACACTAGTAGGTAGGAAGGAGAGAGATATTTCAGTTCTATTACAAGTTAGGAAAAATCTTGGAACTGATGGAGTAGAATTAAGGTGTGCAACTAGAACATTAAAACTTGGTGGTGAGTATCCAGAGCTAGAAAGTATTAACAATGAGGTCTGTGTAAGTATTGGGGATCTTGATATGACAGGTGGTAGTATGGAGCTGAAAGATTATGTAGAAGACCTAGTAGTAAGGGAGATTTCTAACTACTTATCAACTACAGACGACTTGGACACTAAAGAATTGGAAGATATAGCAGATCTTTAATCATAAGAGAGGTAGGTATTAAGTACTTACCTTTTCTTTTTTCCTCTAAATTCCTTATTAGTAGATTATTAACAAAAAAAAATATGAGAAAATGAATTACGAAGCAGAGACGAAGAAAACGTCAAATGGAAAATTAAGATCGAGTTTTTATTGGATCTTTTATAATAACAGTGAAGTCAAAGAAACCGTTGAATCAATTTGTATACTCACTACAATACTTGCTGTTATAATGATGGCACAGTTTCTAATGTCTGGAACAGTGACGAAACAGATAGGCGAGTGGGAGACTAGTACGGTTTCGAAGTGGCATGTAGTAGGTAAGTTCGTAGATGATACATATAGAGAAAATACTTACTACCTAGTGCTTCAAGATAGTAAGTATAAGTGGGCAAAAGATGTTAGCAATGTCAAATATAATATTACTAATATCGGAAGTACAGTCTCAGTAGAATATACTAAGAGTGACTTATTTCCAGAGAACAAGCCCAAATATCTTGCAATAATTGGATTTGTATCTTTTGCAATCCAGATACTCTTACTTATTGTCCTATTTATATGCATGGCTGATTTTTGGGAGAAGGGAGATACTGATTACCATAGATTTAGTAGTTGGGTTAGGTCAAATAATAGTAGAGTAAGTGACGACGACCCTAGAGTACAGAAGCAGTTCGACAGGTATGTTAGTAGGTATAACATAATGAAAGGGCTGGCTGCTATTCTAATGGTAGGTTGTTCTACTTGGTGTGTGTACTACTTAATATTAATCTGTAAACTGGTATAGAACCAATGAACTACGAAGTAAAATCTAAGAAAGGTAACCAGCCATTGAAGACTAGTATTTGGTGGGCTACTGTAGGTGAAAATGCGTGGTCTGAGGTAGGAATAACGAGCACTCTAATTATTATATCATTGTTCGTATTATCACTGCAATGGATTTTTCGTAGTGACATGAAAGACTATGCAAAAGAGTACCACACAAGAGTAGAAAGCGAGTGGAAGATAGTCAATAAGCTAGCAGAGAACGAAGACAAATCAAGTACCTACTACCTATACCTAAAGAACAGTAAGTATAATTGGGTAAGAAAGGTTGATGCACAGACTTACCTAACACACGATATTGGCAGTACTATTAAGATTGAGTATGACAAGTCAGAACTACTAGGGGAATCAGGCGTAAGTTGGTACGTGGGCTTAGTGGTACTACTTACAATTTTTAGTATGATAATTTACTTAGCGGCTACATTATTTGTCGTTAGTACTGTAATGTTGATTGACACAGCAAACATAGATGACTTTACATTTAATGTATGCAGGGTCAATAATAGGGGATTGGATGACCTAGATCGTCACAACATAAAGAAGACATATGATAAGTATATTAAGATATTGAAAGCTGTGAATGTCTTTATTATTATATACTTCATTGGTTACACAGCATTTATGATAAAACAGTTTACATTTTACATGGGATGGTAAGATATTGGAGTTCAGAAAAAGATTATCTTAGGTTTCAATCAACCAAGAAAAAGATGTTCTGGTTGAGCTGTATTAACCTACTTATGGTAGTACTAATAGCTATAATCAGATTACTAGTGGGACATATTCACTTAGTATCGGCTTGCTCTACTGTGTTTGTGTTTATCACTACTTTCTATTATGTTAAGCTACTAGAAAGGTATGACACAGTTAAGTATTGTTTCTTAAAGAGTCATGGTGGAAAGTACTATATAAATAAAGTAGTCCTACCAGAGCTTGCGTTTAGCTTGTGTTATATAGTGACAGGAGCAGCAATAGTATATCAATTAACTTTTGACCTGCTTAGTAGAATATGAAATACAATTTTATTATAAATCCAGACAACAGAGAGGATTTCAATTCAGACTTAAACAGTTTAACCTTGAAAGACCTGTATATCTACGTTGCTGATATTGTAGATGATTCGGATTACAACGTAGCCATATGTACAAATATAGAGGGAGATCACAGGTGCATTTTTGTTCTGGAAATAGCTCATGGTGATATTGGTACTGTCTTATACGATGGTCTTCCACAGAGACTAAAGGATGAAGTGTGTAATGAGTTATTGGATGGGTCTGGAGAATTAAAATCACAGTATCTAGAACCTGTTAAAGATTATGCACTTGATTTTGCAAGGAGAGATACGAAGTCTAATCTAGAATTTTTTAAAAGTAGTAGTACAGCGTTTAAAAAATATTATAAGTATCCAAGCTATGAGAAGGAATTACATAGGCTGGAGGATTTAGTAAAGAACCCAGAAAAATTAATTAAGTGGAAATGAAGATAGGATTATTACTTGGTAGTTTTGACCCAATTCACATAGGTCACATTGCAATAGTTAGTAAGGTCTTAAATGAAGGACTAGTTGATAAGGTATTGTTCTTACCTGCCGTTCAAAATCCCTGGAAACATAGAAAGGCGGTGAGTGTTGACTTAAGGGCTGATATGATAAGGTCCGCTATGTATGAATCTGGCTTTAGTAAGGATCAGTTTGGAATTGAGATAGTAAGTAAGCAGAACAAAGATGGAAATTACTATACCTACGATCAACTAGAAGCACTGAAAAATTTGTATGCCAGGGATATTGAGTTTGTAATACTTGGCGGGACTGACACTGTGAAAGATATGTCGAAGTGGTATAGAGGAGAAGAACTATTAAAGAACTGGAATACTGTTGAAATAAGTAGACCAGGTTTTTGTAGTGAAGTATCCGACATGAGTATCACAGTGAGTTCTTCCGCCATTAGAAACTTACTGAGAAATAATAAAATCCCTCTCCCATGGATAACTAAGGGTACATGGGATATAATAAAAGCGAATAAGTTATACAGGGATTGAAAAAAATTAAGTAGTAGATTTAATTTCTACTACTTTTCTTTTCGCTTCTCTTAACACATAGATAATACAAGCCATAGATCATCCACATTACCATAGAATCTTTTAAATGCCTCATAGTCATATTCCCAGTTCTCCCCAATTGTTAATCCTACTAGTTTATTATAAAGTAGGTCAATATTATCACTACTATACTTTTCTAATATTTCATCAACCTTCATACATAGTTAAGGAATCAAGGGGATCGGAGAGAAAAAATAATCAGGGCAATTACTTACCCTAACTACAAAATATATAACCTCTGGAAGCTTTAGTTCCTATTAATATTTTTACTGCGTTTCGACAAAACATGTCTCATCAGATCAAGTATTTTTATTCTTGATTACGCAAAAATATAACCAGAAACACATGTTCAATTGTGTTTCTGGTTATATATATTTATTTATCCAGTGTCTCCCACCAGATCTTTGTTCCGTAGTATCCATATACTACTACCATAACTACCAGGTATATATCACATACCAAGTTAACTGTGTCGTTTCCAAGTTTAAAGTGCAGAACGACTACACACAAAAAATACAATACAAATGAAAGTATTGATAATCCACTCATTATAGTTTTCATAATCTTTATTTTTTTTTATTGTTAATATGTCTAAGTGCTTACTATTCTTCAGCACTTGTTTGGTTTTTCTTCTTAGAGAACTTTTCAATGTCCTCTAGTAAATCTTTCTCAAAGCTGTCATAGAATCTCTTGACAGCTACAGTCGCAACCGCTATTACAGTTACGAATCCGATTGCAATTGTATTATTTTTCATTGCTTTCTTCCTCCAATTTTTCTAGTTTAGAATATAATTTTCTAACTCTCTTTGCTCTGTATAAGTCATATAACTTCAGAGCTGCTGTTGATAAAACTACTATACCAATAGTAGAAATATCTGATAATTCTTTTTTCATAATCTTTGTTTAAATTGTTAATATGTCATTAGGGCCTTTTCACAGACCCCGTTTATTGGTTTTTACTTATCGATCTTTTCTAGGACCTTATTGCTAACGCCCCAGATAAAACCTACTATCAATACCACTAATGCAGTAAGGATAGTAATTCTCTCTCCTCTAAGATCTTTATCCATAATATAAGTTTTTAAATTGTTAATATGTTCTGAGAGTACTATTTAGCACTCTCTAAAGGTTGTTCACCAGTAGAACTAGCCTCTGGTGTCTTTTCTACTTCCTCTTTGCTACCTGCGCCGAGGATCAAATTTACTACTGACAATGCGCCGTAAAATACAAACACGCATGCACCTACTTTTGCAGAGCAAACTGCTCCGTTCTTAACTTCTTTTACAAAACTGTTCATAATCGTTTAATTTAAAATGTTAATAATGTCTAGGTACTTACTATCCTTCAGTACCGTTAGGTTTTTACTTGTGAGCTGATTTAGAAATAGCATCTTCCATTTCTTTCCAAAGTTGCTCACCTTCTTTATCCACTTTATTCATGCGGTCATTGTATACCGCAGCGAGGGCTACAAATGCAGTAACCCCTAAGATTGTTAATGTTTTATTACTCATTACTTTCTTTATATAATGATTCTAACTTATCTATAGTTCTTTTATATCGAGCTTCCTCAAGTAATTTTGATTTTTTATATCTGTGAAGAATATATAAATTACTTGCTATAAATGCTCCTAAAATCCAAGCTAAGCTGGTTTTATTACTTAAATCATTTTCCATATAATTTTATTTTAATTGTTAATAATGTCATAAAGTTTAATAACTTGCTAGATACCTCTCTTATCTAGGCTCCCGACTACTAATTAGGTGGAGCAATAGTACTTCTTCAATACTATACCAAGGTCCTATATCAACTGATATAATCCTCACCTAATAATTAAGTTGTATTACTTAATCCCTAGTAGTCCACCCTGATACTTTAATAGCTTGTCAATACATACATTCTATTATTTCTCAGTTCGCCATAATATTCTGACTACTGTGTTTTGATATTGCTGCTGATCATTCCTCATGTTCAGTCCATACATATCCAACTATAACTCTTCGCTATAGTTTAATCTTTATTTTGTTACACAAACAGTCCCACTAAATGTAGGTCTGTTATAATGTGTCCTTAAAACCTTTATACGCGCTCGGCCTATATATTTCACGGGTATAACAAACTCCCACTTCAAATCAATCACTGATTAATAGTGAAATACGTCTACTATTTTTACTTCGCCAAGCCGAAGTTAATGTCACCTCATTAAATTATTCGAACTATAATCTCCCGTAGACCACCTTCAGGCTCATTATAATACTAGTACTATTCGTTTCAAGTACATGAAAATATAATTGGATACTAGAATCTAGTTCTAATATCCTTCAGGTAATGCTTTATTATCATTACACTAATAAGGATTTTGAGGCATCCTAGACGTCATTTTCTGAGGGCCTTGAAGCGGACTCTGTATTACCCTAGATACCTTAATATTGTAATGAATAAAAACATAGAAAAACAAATGAAAGAAAATCAAAAGTTTTTAGAAGAATTATTGGAGGCACCATCTCCAACAGGTTATGAGAATGCAGCTGTAGATGTATTTAACAATCACATGTCAGAATTCAGTAGACATGCATTTACAGACAAATTTCAGAACTCAGTATTTACAAAAGGTGCAATCAATGGTACCCCTATCTTGTTATCAGGTCACTATGATGAACTTGGTTTCTTAGTGAGTGAGGTAACTGAATCAGGTATGTGTAAGATAGTTAGAATTAGTGGTGAAGATCGTCGTGTCTTGCCTGGTTCTAGACTTTCTGCGCTCACTAAAAATGGAATGGTAGACGGTATTATTCAGTATAAGGCGATTCATGTTCAGACAGGTAGTGAGTATGATAGTATTGCTAAGATGGAGGACTTATGCCTTGATTTTGGATGCACCGATAAGAAGGAGCTTGAAGGTCTTGGTATTGGTGTAGGTACTCTCATGGTCTATCCAAAGTATGAACAGAATATCAACTTTGGCCCCTCAGGTAAGTTCATCGTCGGCAATAGTCTCGATGATAAACTCGGGGTGTATATCGTGGCTGAGATCTTGCGCAGGGTAGATGAAGACTTGCTCGTGAAAAAGAACATCACATTATTTGGTGCAGGTGTAGCAGGTGAAGAATCTGGACTTAGAGGCGCAAAAGTACTAGCCAGAAGAGTTGACCCCGAAATAAGCATCGATTTTGACGTTTGCCCTAGTACTGAAAAAGATCTTGGTATCAGTTCAGCAATGTACGGTGATATTAGTCTGGGCAAGGGTGTAGTAATAGAATATGGTCCAGCTAAGTCAAGAAGAATTGGCGACACTATGAAATACTTGGCAGGGAAGAATAACATCCCTTATCAGATTGGTGTTGGTAGAGCAGGGGGTACTAATACAAGTTCAATACAAGAACATGCAACAAACTGTGAGACCATGTTATTGAGTTTACCAAACAGGAACATGCATCAACCATACGAACAATGTCACTGGGATGATGTAGAGTCTTGTATCAACCTTGTCTTGAAATGGATTGAGGAATTATAAAAAAATAAGTAGTAGAATTTAACTTTCTACTACTTTCTTTTCGTTCTTTAGATTATTTCAAATACTGGTATGTACTTGTTATCTATGTCAACATTACTGCCTATGTAATCACCCTTTTTCTCTTGATCTAATACTGCCTTACTAAGACGATTCCATCTAGTCTTAATTTTACTAGCAAGTCTCTTTGGGTAGATATCATCCAGTATATCTGAAATCATTAGGCTTGATTTATCTAGTCCTAAGTGACAAGTATCTGAATGTTTGTCGGCATATTTTAAGATTGCATTAAACACATACATCCATAATGTTATCTTTGCATAATTAAATGTTGGTCTAAGTAATCTAAATTCGATTGTCTTGTTAACCTTATAGCACGTTGCATTTATAAAGTTAACCCAATAATATCTGTGCGGGATTCTCCACTTAGCACATCTCTTTGGATCATTTGGATGTGGTTGAGATAAGTCACCAAAGAATCTTCTCCCTACAAAAGTTTCATATAGTTCGTTAAAGCTATCAAAGTCTGGTAGAAATTTGCAATAATCCTTCCCAGAACTCTTATACCTACTACTATAAAATGTAAACTTAGGTACATATCCTTTAAGGTTGTTCTGAATTCTATAGCACACTGAATAAAGCGCCCATAGTTTATCAGCCTGTAATGGATAACCGCCGAAGTGAATATGTAAGGAGCAGTCTTTATCAAACCTAGTATATTCCTGTAAGGTACCTATCTGTTGTTTTAGCATAGATAGTCCAGAATTTCCTTGCAACACCAAAGTACTATACTCAAGTCCACTAATAGATCCATCTCTAAGCGGAATTAGTCCATCTCTGAAACAAATATCCTCTGGTATATAGCCCTTACATGTCTCAAACTCTAAGCCAAATGTATAGTTCATCTGTTTAGCGAGGGGATGTTTGAATTCAGTATCAATCAGCTTATCCTTGTCTTGGAAAATCTGAAAGTTGTCAACTGCTTCGTACATCCTTTCAAAGCTATACGGAAAACTACCTTTACCTAGAATTTTAGACTCTCTCTGTATATCTGCTTGAGAGAGGCCTATCTTAGTCCTATACATACCATAATACCTACTGAAGAATAGCTCATCTTCAGGGAATTTAGTAGTAAGTACATACATAATCGCACCTCTGGAACCTACTAGTACTCTCTTAGTTAGGTTTAAATGTTTTGAATCTATATAACCATAAATAAGAGTCTCATCTTCTTTATTCAGCCCAACGATTACCTTGATGGCTGAAAACGCATCTATTTTATTACCGCTGACTTCATCAATAACTTGCATATCTTATAGAAGCTTTTGATATTGAACTTATCTTTCTCATCTCTAAATACGAAAGGTCTATCAAATCCAGAGTAACAGTCACCAGTATATCTTCCAACTAGGTACTGTTTATTACTAGATTGACCTAACATCTGAAAGCCACCTGTAAACTTCTGGAAATCATCTGTACTAATTGCCTTGACTAGATACTCTTCACCATCTATCTCCTTCCAGTACAGGCCATCCACACTAATTGACCTCACTAAGTTCTGATATCTCTCGGTGAACTTGTTGATATCCAGCTTTGTTTTCTTGTTAAAATACTCAAGAAACTTAAACTCCTCCTTTCCTTTCAGCGCAATACCGTTAAAGAACCAGACATTAAATACTTCTGAATCTTTACTATCAGGGCTCACGAATTTTCCATATCTTGTCATATGATACTCTCCGTGTAGTTTACCCTTTTTGTTTGAATAGGTATTACTGAGATAGTCAACCTTCACATAAGATGATTCTGTATATCCACAACAACCACCGCTACTGTATTTACTGTTACTGTAGCCGCTCCACTTAGAAGGAATCTCACTTGCAAAACTATACTTGTTCGTGTATTCCTTTGTCTGTTGCTGTTTAGACCTGTCAACGTTCTTAATAATTGTCATCTTACAGGTCTCATTGTTGTAATCTATCAGTTGGTTAGCTTTGATAGTATATACCTCTCCTTCTGGCCTAAGTGCTTTAAGGTATGTACTGATGGAGCTGAATACTAACCCTTGCTTTAGATCAATTGAGAAGTAGAACGGTCTTTCATCCATCTCCTTGCCTGTGTTGTACTTCTTAGATGCGCCCTTGAAAAATAGTACCTTAGGTTTTGGCTGTCTATAATCAACGACTACAAAAACGGCACCTCCATTATACTCTTCTAGTACATCATATCCCTTGTAGTAAAAGATCCTTGCCATAACTTGTGAATCTGTTAGGCCGTCGATCTTAACACCTGGGATATACTTCTTAGCCAGGTCAAGATAGTTGTAGATAGTTCCATTATGAATCACTACAAACTCTACCTCGCCTTTTTTGTTTTTAAGGACTATTGGCTGTGCAGTAGTCTTATCAATCTTACCAACACTTGCCTTCCTATCATGACCGATTGCAATAGTACACTTAGTGGTAGTCTTTAAGATCTTACTTGTCTCAAAAAACTCTTCATAGTAACTCTTATCGTCTACACCATACTCATAGCGACCATCAATAAAAACTCCACAAGAATCACCTCCTCTAGTGTCATTATTAATACCTAAGACATTAAATGTTGTCTTATCAAAATCGCTTTTCTTTTTATTAATTATTCCAAATATTCCGCACATAACTTTATACTAGGTCAAATTGTTCAACTAATTTCTTAGCCATCTCAACTGAACTATTATCAATTGCTTTTCTTACTGCACTAGATGATGGAAGTTCTCTCTCATTGTTAAATGCATCTATGGCTGATACAATTCTATACCAAACTTTCTTGAGGGTCTTTTTATCCTTCATCATAGCGCTAGATAATGACCTATACTCAACTCCGTAAGGTGTAAGTCTGAATGAACCTGCCTTACCATAGAGTGATCTTCTCTTCTTGTCGGGATCATCAATTACTGCTGGAACCCCTAAGTAGAGATCCAAGTACTTAACAAGCTCGACTGAAGTATCTATGTCATTGTTATCATATCCAATGTGAATATGAAAACCCGCTGACCTAAGATTTGTTGATTCACCATCAGGCTTCTCATTCTCCATTTCAGTATAAGCATTAAAATCAGGACTACAACCAAAGAGCTTAGCTTCATCTGATTGTAGTTGATCTTCGTCTACTTCTCTTGATGCAATACACTGAATTCCTAAGTCTGGGTTCTTCTCCTTAACAAACCTATCAATATAATCTTTCATATATTCGATGTTGTTAATGAATTCCTCCTTAGTCTTACAAGGTGGAATATTGAACTCACCTAGGATATTATCTACCTCAATACCAAATCCCTCTGGCATATCATCAGACTTCCATGCATTACCCTTTTCACCTGGGATAATACCAATTGATGATACTACTTTTCCGGTCTTTTCGTTAACTATAAAAAGCTCTGGATCTGCACCTACTGTAATGTTTCTCAGTCTCATACTTTCTTAACCTCCTTACTATATTTTTCAACCAACTCACTAATCATCTCTGCAACTGGTGATGTAGGAATCATTTCTGGATGTCCCTGTACTGCAAGAGATACTGGATTTCCCTCTACCTTATACAGTACAATCTCAGGCTCTCCAAGTTTCTCTATCTTGTCACTATCTATTTCATCGTCTCCCTCATAATAGTTTGACCTATTTTCTAGTGACTTGTAGAGAACATCATACTCAGAGTCCCCCAGGTTATATGGATACTGCATTTGGTGATGTGTTGATGTTATATCGTACACAGACTTTCCATCAGTTATCTCATGTGTACCACCTATTGCATGATTGTTACAGTCTTGCACCAATTTTCCGCCGTTAACTGCACATAAGAACTGAGAGCCTCTACAAATACCAAATGCAAGCTGATCATTACGAATCTTCTTGAACACTTCGATTTCTTCTTCATCTCTCAGTATATTTGAATATGTGCGAGGATGTCGGCGGTGTCCATAGGTGCTTGGATCAACATCTTCACCACCTGTAAACAATACCACATCAGCATCTTCTTGTTTCTCTACTAGTTCTACATTTTTCAAAAACTTAGCATAATAAACTGCTGGTCCTACTACAAATACTTTCATCTTTTTCTAGTATAATGTTTTAAATTCTTACTGTACACTTCAAACCTATCTTTCCTTTGCGGACAGTCATCTTCTGGTTCGGTCCAAAATTCAAGAGACTTAAGTTTATCTAGATCAGAACAAGCAGTTCCGATTGGTCCCTCAATTTCAATACTGTTAACAATATCACGGATTGCATCAGACACGTAGAAATCTCTGTCATAGTTAAACGCTCTCTGGTATTCATCCAATGTTCCAAGACTATTATAGCAATACTTAAACATTGAATGACAATCCTCGTTAAGACAATTAGATATATAAACAAGTCTGTGTATGTTGAGAGCACCAATATAACTATACCTGTGATCTTTTCTGAATAACTCAGCATCTTTCACAAGTACATTAAATGGGAACTCGTATAAGTTTCTAATCCAAAATAGAACTGCCCTATGTGTTGTATGATAACCCTCCTGGATATCCGCTTTGACAGTAAAATAGTCTTTATTGTCTTTCAAGAATCTCCACCTGAATTTAACCACTTTCTTGAGAATATTTATATAATCTCTGATCTCTTTCTTACTAAGTAGGCAGAAATTGCTTTTACTCTTACTAATTTGATACTGTGTTCTATAGATCTTGATTTTGTAAGACCCGCTAAATTTTTCACTCGTTTCAAAATTAGATCTCATTTTTTGAAGGGCCTCAGCAAAACAAGCTGTATTACCAGCTTTCTTATAATCCTTCATTCCTTGAATCTTATACTCATAATCAGTATAATAACCTAAGAATCTAAAAATTGCATTACTCATATTACTCTAGTTCTAAAAAGAAATAGGTACTTCCCACAGAAAAGTACCTACCTCAATAATCCTACTTACTCAGCAGCGCCTTCCCCTTCAGGTTTTACTTCTGCTGCTGGTTTTGCTGGACCCTGCTGCATACCACCGAAGCCCTGGAACATATTGAATCCATTACCACCAGTCATTGCAGACATGAGTAGAAGATCCTTTAGTGATGACTTATCATCGCCTCCACCCATGAGCATCATCATCATTGGATTGATGCCAAGGTTTCCACCATTCTGGTTCATAGACATCATAGCAAGCAAGGCAGTAGTATCAAGACCCTTACCAGATCCAGACTCCTTGTCCATAAGTGCCATCATCATCATTGGGTTCATCTGACCACCAATGTTTCCAACCATTGATACAACAACGCGAACTGTTGTCTGGTTGAACAAGATATCCTTGATTGTGTGAACAACCTTACCTGTACCAGTAAAGCTGATCGCTGTCAACTTCTCGCCCTCGATCTTTGTGATCTTAGCATAGCTCTTAGGACACTTGATGATATCACCAACTGCCAACTGATCAATTGACTTGCAAATTGTGAACACTGGAAGGTCAACTGTGAACTCCTCTGGGTAAGATGCCAACTTATTATTGGCGTCGATTGTTACATAACCCTCGCTAGTTTCAACACAGATGTTACCATCCATTGATACGCGAACACCCTCTGCCTTTGCAGGCATGAACTTTGCAAACATTGACTTGCTGAGATTGCTAATACTTCCCATTGTTTTTTCTTTTGTTGTTTTGTTAATAATTGCTCTTCCTTGCTTACACCAGGTCTCAAACTTAACCACCTGTGCAATACTTGTAATATTACACCTCTTAAGTCCATACTGGCGTGAAAGTTCTTCTACATACTCCCTAGTCTCATCTGACCAGTCATCTACTGACTCGGAGATTGCTCTAATCACATAGATAGAGTTTCCTTTCTTAGTGATAATATTATCACCTTCTCGGACATCTCCTAGTACATCACTGAGCTCTACATTTGCTAGATAGAACTTTGGAGTCTGCTGAGCAAACTTAATAACATCTCGCATGCTTCTTGGATTTCTATCCAAGTTACTTGTGTAGATTAAAAATTTGTTCATCTTAATTGATTTATAAAATTAACGTTAATTATCAATGAACTATCTGTGGAATAGCTCATAGTGCCTCTGAACGGATTCGAACCGTTACTTGTCACCGATGAACAAAGGCAATCTACTAAAATTTTTCTTAACATATTACACATATTAACATAAGATAAAATTTTAATTCTCATTACACTATTAAGGTTTTCAAGGCTTTCTAGTTTCACGGCCCTAGAACCCTTACCTGTGTAAAATAATACAGAGTCCGCTTTAGTGAAAACAATGAAAAGAAATGATGAAATGTTATTAGATAGTTATACAATAAAAACAAGATTAATGAGTAGACTAGTTGGTAGTAAATACACTGTCTACGATTTTACTAGTGCTGTTCCTTGTGAAACCCTTATTGTAAAGTTAGAAGGAAATTCAGAGGAACTTACAATTACTATTAATGAGCCTGATGGAAAATTAGAGGTTAAGTCGATAATAGTTAACAGTAATGGGAGCCTAACTACTAATAAACTTTGGTAAGATCAGCTTAGTGAGAAATCATTAGTCAGAAGTTGTGACCTAGTAAAAGATTATATAGAAGAAGTAATGGATGTGGGATATGATAATGTTAACTTATACAGTCCCTCAATATACACGTATTATGAAAAGTAAGATAGAAAAAGAACTTAGAGATTGGTTTAAGTACTTAGTAGGCCGTTATAGGTGGTTAACGATCAGATTTAATTACAGCGAGGATAAAGGAATATTTCTCGTATCCTACTCACCCACAGATAAGATAAGCGAGTGTGAACCATTTATCAAAGAGTCTACAGAATTTGAAGACCTTATGAATGCTCGATTTGGTGATAATTCTCCATTGTTCTGTGATGACGAGAAGTATTTCAAACTATCACCCGATGCAGAAGTAGTAACATTTAAAACGATAAAAATGGGAGAAAAATTAACACCAGAGTACCTATGTAAGAAGATTAATGAATTATCTACGTATGGTGCTAGACTAGAAGAACTCGAGGAGAATAAAAACGAGTATGTAATATGTCTAGATTTCCTTGAAGAAAGTAAAGGTTATACATCTTTGACTCTTGATTTTAATGATCAAGGGGGAGGTGTACAGCTGATGAGATTCTATATGGTTAACTCAGAAATATGCCTTCCGACAATCCTTATTGAATTTAAGGCTGGAGATGATGTCGAAAAATTCAGCTTGCAGGTAGTTGAAGAAATTAGAAAGTTTCTTGCCAGGGATTTCGGTTTTCGTAGGAGTGATAGGAGTAGTTTTAAGTATTGGTTTGCACATTGGTCTGCTTTCCAAATGACTGCGCTAAATCATAAAGTCTGGAGATGGAAATACCTACTCCATGACATAGAAAAGCCCTGGTTAAAATTATTCTGTAAGTATCCTACTGTCAAAGAATTTCACAGAACACATGCAGACCATCACCTAGACTATGGTAAATTACATGGTTGGTGCAAGATGGATTGGACAGCCGCTGTAATTGATTGGGAATGTAGCAGGTTTACTAAGATGGATGCGCAGCTGAATGCAAGAGAAACACTAGAACTTCAGATGAAAAAAGATAAGTGGAGTGATAGTGATAAGGTACTCATAAAGCATAACATAGAAATGGTGCTTAATAAGTTAGGTCTGTAATCAAGAGCCCTAGGAACCTTATAGGTGTATATACAAAGTCATAATTATAATTTTATTGGGAGAGTTAGCTTAGTCGTGAGATTGGGCTACTCTTTTTTTGCTCCCTATGATGTCCTAAATCCCTTATTAGTGTAATAAAGATATTAACAATCAAATACATACAATTATGACAGTGGATCAAAGTTGGATCTTATTTTGGACAGTCATCTATACAACGATGATGGTTCTAGTAATTGGATCGATAATAGTTGGTAAGCTCATCATGCATGGGCTCCACAAAGTCAAGAGAGAATTAATTGAGTATTTAACCGAATAATATTTTAAGATATGAATAATATTACAGAAGAGCCACTCTCAGTAACATTTCTGAGTGTGGTATGGAAAGAGATTAAGGCAACAATTAAGTATTGGTGCTGTGGTAAAGAAGAAAAAGAAAATAAAGAGGGAGACAATTAAGTTCTCCTTCTTTTTTATTTCCATGGGGACGAAAAAAAAATGATAGAGCCAAGCTAACTAGAAAAGTTCATTTTAATAGTTTTACACAAGGCAATTAACATATATAAGCCTTACAACATTTGCTCTATCAATTATAAGGGATTGAAGGCTTCCGTATTACAAAGGTCTCTATTCCTTATAAGTGAAGATATTTGAATCGAAAAATAGCGCTAGAGAATCAATTATCCGACTGGTAGATTAGTAAAATTATTATGAGAAAAAAGAAAATTTTTAGTCAAACATTTAAAAGAATCTTAGATGAATCTTAATTATTCTAAAATTGCCATACTTGGTCTTAAAGTTTTAGTGGCAGCAGTAAGTGGTGCAGTTGTTTTCGCAGGTATCAGGGAATTGGGTAAGAGTAATTCTAACCAAGGACCTCAGGGTATTGATGACATGCCAGCAGAACAACAGATAAAAGAACGTGGTTTTTCAACAGTTCCTCCAAGGGGTTCGAATCCATCCTACAACACAGGAGTTCAAGCGCAGCCTCAGAATCAATGTGGCGGTAATGCAATGAACAGTGAATTTGGACGTAACGTAGTGAATGGTCTGAAAATTGGTCAGATGGTTTGCGGTGGAACTATGGAGATTATTCAGTCACTTTCGTCAGTAGCTAGTAATGTTAATAGGTTATTTGATAAGAATTCATATAACTTAATCAACGACCCTAGCTTATCGACAGGTTACTCAGGATATCAAACAGTCCCTGGTGACTTAAGTACAGACTGGATGGGTCGTTCTTATGATGGTATGGTCAATGAGAAAGGTGAGCCGTACAATGTTAAACTGTACACTACCAATCCATACACAGGAATTACCACTTGTTACATCAATAGGCCAGGCAATGTTATAGAATTTGTGAAGATGTAGAAAAGGTACCGGAAAATAATAGGTACATAAATTAATCAAGAGTAATTATTTATTTAAGATGTTGGTCAAATGCCTACCTCGTTTGTTTTGTGTCGAGGTAATGTTGGCATTTTTATTTTTTCATTATGTTATATTTATTTGGAACTGGTGCTTTCAAGAGTTCAAGGAAAGCAGTTAAAGTAGGTTATACAGGGGACGGTAGTAAGGAAGCAAGAGAAACAGCATATACCCTACATAATCCAATGGGCGAATTTATTGCTTGGCGTGAGGGAGATAGGGCGATGGAATTAAAACTTCACCTAAGACTCGCCGATTATAAAGTTGAGTTCTTAGATGAGTGGTTCTACTATGAGCCTGAAGTTGAGACAATATTTGGTTCCCCTGTGAGTGACCTAAATGATTGGTTATGGGATAATAGAGGTACTGTATTTTATCCCCTCCCAAAACCAGGTACACTTAAGAGAAAAATCTATGATGAACTAAGTATGCTAAAACAAGGTAGTAATGTAGTAGAGGGGATAAGCCTATAATCCTTAATAATATAAATTAATCAAAGAGACATGACAAAATCTAAAAGTGAATTAGTAGAAATTTTTAAAGACACTTGTGATGTAATTAGTAATGAAGGGTATCTAGACTCTGACGGTAAGTGGCATGAATTAACCTTACCAACTACTAGATACTATAAGAGGACATTGAGTGTGAAAAATAAAAACTATGCTCCCTCTGGCCCTACTAAGATTTGGGTAGAGAACACAGATACACTACTCGCTGCTAAAAAACTAGGTCCTGATTGTGCTGTACTTAATATGGCATCTTTCTATTGTCCTGGTGGTGGTGTTGAGAGAGGATCTAAAGCACAGGAAGAAGAGCTGTGTAGGAGGAGCAGTTTAGTTCGGTCCTTATATAGCTGTGATCAAAAGCGGCTAGGTACGTTTGGTGATAAATTGGTGAAGCAAGCATATCCTATATCTGAGTTTGGTGGAGTATATAGTAGAAACGTAACAGTATTTAGGGCCGCTACGTCTTACAGCTACTTATCGGACCCTTTCACCTGCTCAATCATCACAGTACCAGCCATTAAAAGACCAGACTTAAATAGTAATGGTGAAATAATGGAGAAGGACTTGACGACACTGAAAGGTAAGATACGAACAATACTTAGGATAGCATTACTGGAGGGACATAGAAAATTAGTACTAGGTGCCTTTGGTTGTGGTGCATATGGTAATAATCCACAACAGACAGCAGAATCATTCAGAGAAGTCCTAAGTGAATCTGAGTTTGAGAATATGTTTAGTCAGATATGTTTTGCAATACTGGAGGATAAAAACAGTAAGCGAAATGTAATGGGCGGTAATATTAAACCATTCAAACAAGTATTCCCATGAGTAAGATAGTATTATTAAATGAAATTGATGAGAGCCTGAATAATTACAAGCTCTGTTACGTTAGTGAAATAAGTCCCACTATATACGGACCTACTGAATCAACGAAACAGTACTTTAAATCTCAGGAGTATAGGGATTATGTTGAGAAGTATGGTGTAATGTGGTATAATCCTAAGGTAGTGTATAAAGACCTACCTAATCCTGAATACGATCGAACCAGTAGAACACACTCCGCATATTTTACAAGACTTGACCTCTTAGAACAATGGGGTGATGACTGGAATGATGCACCCTATGATTGTAATGCAGGGGGACCGTATGAAAATTCTGAAGGTGATATAATAGAAGTACCTTTTGCATTTGTTGGTAGTGAGGATGATGAGGGATATTTCAGCACATACCCACTAGAATATAATCTGCCAGAAAATTACGGCGGAAGTAATTGTCCTTGGTCAGTAGAAGATATTAACCTGGGTGCTGTTCCTTGGTTATTTGTAAAGGACATAAGTAGGAGAAGTGTTCCCGCCGTGGTAATAATGGCAGGAATAAGTCCCCTAGTGTTTAAAGAGAAATTAGATTATATTTCAAAAAATTATGGAAACAAATAAACCGTTTACTTGTAAGGAAGATGGTAAAGTTAGGTGGTTTTCTCCTAGCATTGCCACAGTATGTTCAGTGTGTTGTTGGAATGATAAGGGCATGGATCCGGAAGAAAACTTATTATTCTTGTTTGAAAAGAGAGGTCCTGGTTGCCCTGATAATGTAGGCCTGTATTGTATGCCTTGTGGGTACTATGATTTTGCAGACCAGTATATTAGAGGAGGTGCAGTCAGAGAACTACTAGAAGAAACAGGTCTAGTTGTAAATCCTGGGGACCTACATTTTTGTGGCATTGATGATGGACCTAATACTAACAATGGAAACGTCACTCTGAGGTACATGACAATCTTAGAACATGAAATGCTTAGGTTTATAATGAGTAGTAGAAATGAATTGTCTACCATTACCAGAGGAGGTGAATCAGGAGAAGTAGAGAAGTATGTACTATTCGATCTTAAGTACATACTAAGACACCCTGAGGAATTTTGTTTCGGTCATGATAAGCTAGCAGAATTGATCGCCCTGAACCTTGATAGAATACTTGGTAATAGGTTTTATTCTGACAACTACTGCGAAATACAAGAAACTAAGAGAACCGCTAAAACCCTTATTAGTGAATATAAATTAAAAAGTATGAGTAAGATCAGAAAGTTTTTGAAGAAGGCTGCAATAATGGCAGATGTAGTAAAAGAAGAATTAACTGAAGCTGTCAAAGATGCCCGTGAGATGTCTAAGAGTCCAAAAGAAAGCATTAAGGACTTTGTAGAGACAGTAAAGAATCCTAAGTCAACGAGAGAAGACTTGGTTGGTGGTGCTAAGGAGGTGCTCAAAAAGACTGGCTCAGCTGTTAAGGAGTTTGTAATGGGTGATGATGAAGATGTTAAGAAGGAGTATAACATCCGACAGCTCACAGTACAAGTAAAAGCTGCAGCAGATCCAGAAGATGCTGAGACTATCCAGAAAATAGTTGATCAGATTCTCAGAGATCGTGACAAGTCTAAGATGGAATACACAGATAAGCAGTTCGAAGCTATCTGGGAGAGTATTCAGAAGGCTAGTCAACAGAATGAAGTAACTGAGACGCTGATCGAAGAGTGGTTGATGGAAAACGGAGCACACGAGGAGGAGTAGTATGGCAGCTTTTCTAATTACCTTCTCGCTGAAACCAAGTAAGGATATTGCACAGAGATACTTGGAGGTCACTGAAAAACTAGGTAGGAAGTTTGGAAGAAAAATAAGACAAATCAATAGAAACACATACGTAGTATCAACAGACTCACATACACCGTCAGACCTTAGAAATATGGTAGATGGGTTTGATCCAGACAGGAAATGTGCAGTCTTAGTGGTAGATATTTCACTATGTGGCTGGGCGTCGCATGATATTGATAGTGAGACATGTAGGTGGTTAGAAAGTAACATTTAAGAAACAAGGGAGTATATTAGAAATAGTATGCTCTCTTTCTTTATTATTATGGAGAGATATTGTATTGACATAGACGTGTATTTTACAGGGGTCATAATTTTAGTGGGGACGCTTGATGAAATATACAAGGAAGCAGAGAAGTATACGGAAGATAATCAACTAAAGGAAAGATTCAAGGAGCAACTAAAAAATGCATGCGGCCTTACTAGTAGAGGTTGTGTAGTGGATAATAAGTACTTAATCTGCCTTGAACTGGATAATATTAGTGCGAAAGATAGAGACTTAGGTGGAGTACTAGTACATGAATTTTATCACTTAGTTGAAAATATACTAACCACTAGAGGTATTAGTACTAGTGGAGAACCTGGGGCGCACTTGATTGGTTATTTATATGAACAGGCGGAAAAACTTGGGGTGATGAAAAAAAATAATTGAGACCTAACCTCACGGCCAAGTCTCAATCTAATAAAATACATCATATTAAATATAAATGGAAATTCTAATCACTAATAAGGATTCTAAGTCACCCCAGATACACCCGCCTGAGGTAAAAATAGGCTCCACAGATTTTGACGTCTAAAATGTCCTAGAAACCTTATATATGAGAATATAATAAAACATTTATAAGAGATATTTTTAACAATTAACAATTCATAAAAATAAAAATTATGGAGAACAAGAATTTAAAAGATGCTGCTGAAAAAGTAGTAGAGAACGTAGCTGAGACAGTAGCTCAGCAAGTAGAGAAAAAGCCAGGTTTCTTTAAGAGAAATCGTGGTAAGATTGTAGCTGCGGCAGTTGGTACTGCTGTTGGTGTACTGATCGGGTCTAAGACGGCTCGTGAGAAGATCGTTGCCCTAGGTAACGATGGTCTGAATGCATGTAAGAATGCGTTCGCTAAGAAGGAGACTCCAGTATTGGAGGAAGCTCCTGTAGAAGTAGCTGAGGAAACTCAGACTACAGCTGCTCAGTCAGAAGAGCAGAAGCCTAACCATAACAAATGGGAGGGCAAGTACAAAGGCGGTTGGAATAACAACCGTAAGTACAATAATACTAACAATTTTAACTAAAAATTGGAGGAAGAATCATGGGAAAATTCATTTTTGGAACTATATTCGGTGCAGCAGTTAGTGCTGTAGTAATCAAACGCAAAGAAATTTGCGAAGCAGTTAAGTCAAAGTATGCTGAGATTAAATCAGCATATCAAGAGAAAGCTGAAGAGATTAAAGAAACTGTAGAAGAAACCAAATCTGAAGTTAAGGATTAGTTCTCCAGATAGTTATTAATTGAATTGAGTGTGGCAGAAATACTGTCGCACTCTTTTTTTTATCCACCTCAACTAGATTCCCCTAAAAACCTTATAATTAGAAAATAAACATGAATTATTAACAATTAAAATTAATTATATGAAGAGTGAGAAATTAGTAAAGAGAATCGAACGTAAGCAGAAGTTCGGAAGAGGATGTGTAGTAGTAAGCGACACATTAGGCGAGATGGGATCTTTTGCAGTAAAGGCAGGATTCCTTGTATTAGTAGTAGGTGCACTTGCAGCAGTTGGTGCAGACCTAACAAATAAGTCTCTCGGAAAGAGCAAGAGAGAGCTTAAGGAGTTGAGAAGAAACAGTAACAACAAATAAAACAAAGGAGAACAAATTATGTTTAAGAAATTAGAATTGATGTCTAGAATCATTGGTAGTAACAATGGTAAGAGAGAGGGCGGTAAGAGAACAGTCCTCGAGTCATACAGTGACAATTATGCAAGTTCAGCTATTTTTGCGGGTCTTGCAATTGGTGGTATTGTTGCCACAGTCACAACCCTTTACAAGTTGGGTAATGTAAGACCTGGTGGTAGTGATCGTCAGGGAGATAGACACAATAACAACGGAGGAGGTCACCATGATCATCGCAGGGATAATAGACCTGGTAATCGTCGTGGTGGGTTTACAAAGTTTAACAACGGAGTGAGGTAATAAAAGTCTAATAATAAAAACCTAAAGTTCGATATTATAATGGAGAACAAAGTAATTAAATTAGGCATTGGTACTTTACTCATTGCCGCAGTAGGTGTTTGGATTTATAAGAGATCTAAACAGAAATTACAAGTACTAGAAGAACGTGAAAAACAAAACACGAAAGTACTTGAAGAGGCAGGTTATAAGATTGACGAAGTTGATGGAACGATAACAAGTACCGAAACAGGGAACGTGGCAGAATCCAAGGACTTCGTAAGAGATCTTTTTACGGAGGTTGTATATGAAAATGCAGACTTTGGCGAAGAATGCATAAACACCTCCAATGCAAACGGCTCTGAAAATGTCGTTCACATTAGACAGACATGGGTTGATGGCATTGATTATATTGACTTCTTATTTACAATACCTGAATCAGCGTATGTAGATGGAGGTCCTAAGTTCAAAAATGGAAGCGTAGATATTAGGGATTTCTTATCTACTATCATTGGACGTTTCGATAAAGAACTAGGAAAAAGAGTTGAAGGTTTTTACGAACAGGTGAAAGATAAGTATTTCAGTATGTGGGGAAACCTCAAACTACAAGCCGAATTAGATGGCTACTTGTTGATTACTTTTGAAGCACTTACAGATGAAGGTGAGTGGGAAGAAAGGTCAGCAATGATTAAGGTTGATAAATATCTTGATCAGTATAAAAATTTACTAGAGGAGTATGGAGATAGACCAAAGAATGAAGTTTTAACTATGTTCATGAAAAACATAAAACTTTCAGAATCTATCTTAGAAAGTTCTTGTAGTGATATTAGAAATATAGTCGTACAAGATTCACTCTTAGCATGTAGACTATCATACCCAATGTTCAAAGAAAATGAGCAGTGTGGTATTACGGTCGATATTGCAAAAAACATACTACTTGATATTCTCGATGAGCAGGATGGAGTAGAAGTAACGTCTAGTAGAAATAGAGGTTCATTTAAGTATGAATATCTAATGTTCTACCCTTACAACTATGACAACCTCGTATGCTTAGATAGAGAGTATGACGAGAAATTAGGTAGGGAAAAAACTGTTCTAAACTATGTACTTGATTAGAACAAAAAAATTAAAAGCCTAAGGTTAGAGATTTAGTTCTCCGGCCTTAGACTTTTTTTACTTCCCTAGATATCCAATTTTAGCGCTTTCTTACCAAGCCTACCTTTATAGATAATTACTGGATACTTTTCTAGGTCACTCGCAATAAAACCAATATTAGACATCTTAATATCATCTAATGTTACCTTACTGCGATCTTTCTTACACTCAAAGTCATTATCGTCGACAATCAGTGTATTTACTGTTTTTCTGTCCATTCCTATTACATTTCTATTTCAAGTAGTTTGTTAGCTGCATCACTACTTTCATTAAGTCTGACCCCATCATCTTGAATAGGATCTTTTGTGTACTCTGGCTCTTTGAGGGTAAATTCATCGAGCGCATATTTTCCAAGACTTCCCTTATTGAGATTAGTTTTTACAACATCCGCTAAGTTAAACAGGGAATCGTTCTTTGATCTGTTCTTAATATACTCCCAAAGATTATCTATTACCTCTTTGATGCTTTCTACCTCAGTCTTACATTCAAGATCTTCGACCTCAAGTATAATACTAAGTAGGCGTCTTATGATAGTAATAGATGCATCAGCTGGAGATAACCTCTTAGTAGTTAGTCTGTTAAACTCTTTCCTAAGTAATCCCTTGTGTAAGTAAAGGATCTTACCAAATAGAAGAAGGTAAGACTCAGTTACACCGCTATTGATTGTACCAAACGCAGTGCTGATTTTCTTCTGGTATGTCTTAACGATACCTCTAAGTCTGTTTTCTTCTTCTAGCTGTTCCCAAAGATCCACTACTAGAAAACTAACTACATCGAGAAGTCCAGCTGCATAGAGTTGGTGGTTCTTCTCTACATTCTCTTGATCTAAAATTTTGCTAATATTCATAATTGATAATTTAATTATACACTTATAAGAGAACTATAGGGATCTAGACGCAAGTCAATACCTTATAAGTAAGATGGAAAATAATATAAGATTAAAAATAACCAGTTCTTGGATTTCTACGTCCAAGGACTACTTAGAGATTATTAAGTTGAAAAAAGAAATAGTGGATACTGTCAAGTACTATGTAGAGAGTTCACTAGGGGAAAGTATGTTAAATCTAATTGAGAAGGCGAAAAATGTAAACCCATCCTGTATACTAGAACAGGATGACATAAGACGATCATTCTTTGATGTTTTTATAGGGAAATACCTTCCTAACTTTGGTATTACATTTTATAATATCCTTCCTAGATTTAAAGAATATAACGGTAGGTATGTCAGCACTTTTGATACGAATGTTGTCCCGGAAATTCGAGACCTTACAATAGTTTTCAGAGATCAATTACCTAGACTTTTTGATAGTTATTCTATTGATAGTTTTGAAAGCTTGGCGAGTACAAACAAAGAAGCGTATGATACTTTAAAAAACTTACTTATTCGGTATGTTAGTGTGTGTAAAAGTTTAAATAGTAAGATAGATATGTTAGGTCAAGTACTTAGTGATAAAAATCTGACAAAGACAAAACTTAAAAAAGAACTACCAAAACTTTATAAGCTATGTTAAAAAAGGAATACATTAGAGAAGATGTACTGAGAAGAAAGTTATCAGTGCGTGATAGATATATCATTTGCAATTATATAAAGGAAAGGTATCATAATCTATCAGAGTGGGATGCTACTGAGAGTCATGACAAACTTGCGGTAGAAATGAAAAAACTAATAGAGCTGTACATAATACATAATAACCCTGCACTCTATGAAATTTATCAGAAACATCCATCTATCTATGAAACACTGGATGGTATTTCTATTATTGGGTTCATTAATGGTAGTAAGCTTGATTCAATCTATACAGAGGAAAAAAGTGAAAAGTACAGTAAAGCAGTAGTACCTATAAATATTACGATAGATTTTAGTAAGATGTCAAAAAAACCGCCCGTTATTATTAGTGAGTTCGTAAGTCTATCTAGTTTTATGTCGCTAAATAATTGGGTAACCTCAAATATAGATAAGATTCCAGAGGTAAGGCCAATAATTACTAGGATTCGTACACTACAAAACGAAATATTTAAGATAAGCTACAGACGAGTAAATGATAAACTCAGTGACTTGTTTATTGTCAGTAGTGAGAAATACCCATATACATATACAATAGATTTCAAAAATAGAAAAGACCTATTAACGGTTGAAGACTTATTTGATTTTGATCCAGAGCTTTTCATGAGTTTCTGTAAATCTAAAGGTATTATGAGTTATCTTAAGACCTGGAGAAAATCAGTTAGTATTGAAAGAGGCGATGACTTAGACAGTATGATAGAAAAACTTAAGAGAATACTATAAAAGAGATAGAGACTAGATTAATTTCTGGTCTCTTATTTTTTTGCCCTAGAATCCTTATATGTAGTAATAATCAATTATTTTAATGAGTATGATTAGTGAAAAAGACAGATTAGAAATTACGAATTCATGGTTATTGAATTCAAGTGAGTATAAAAATTACAAGAAGTATTATGAAGATTTAAAGCTGTATGTCGAAAATGCAGTAGAGTCTAACCTAACAGAAGAACAGAGACTGGCTTGGGATGAAGTTAGATCAGATATGGACCTTGAGGATATAGCAAAATCTCAAGAATTCTATCTAGACCTCGAATTTCTATCAGGCATTTCAAAAAAGTCTAGAGGTGACTTAACAACAATCTTAGTAAATGGTAGGAGAGATAAGACCCTAGACTACCAAGCTCAAGTGTTCAGTATAGTTAGCTTTAATAATGGGTGTGTAAAAATAAAGGAAGACTTACCATTTATGTTCAGGCCTTATGCAATAGACGCTGACAAAATCAAAGCAAGCTATCCAGAATTCTACAAAGGTCTGTGTAAGAGAGCAGGAAACTATGTAGATTCACTCAAGAAGATTAATAGAAAACTGGAAAAGATTTTTGACTTACTAACCTGCAATACTACACTAGAGCTGATATCTAAAAATCTGAAACCATCTAGTAGCATCAGTGAGATAGAGTCCCTGCTAAGTAAGGACGAAAAAGATGCAGAACTATTAGGAACTCCTTTTACTAGGGCAGATAAGAACTCTCTGAGGGACTTCTACTGTGTAAATGATAATAAGAAATATACTGAGTTTCTAGAAAGTGTACGTGAGAGCCATTTAAATAAGATTGGTATTGATATTAAAAAGCTGTGGAATGAGTATATAGTAGATACTTGTCCTGCACTTGGTGAGCTATACAAGATGTCTCCAAGTCTCTGTAATACATTTCCAATCTTTATCTACTACCCAACACAGATCTTGGGAAAGACTTTTAGAGACTTCCTAAATAAACTAATGGGAATACATCTTTCAAGGGCTAATATGATTTCCTATCCCACTATTAGGATTACATACAGCGATGGTAATGGTCTGGTTGTAAAAAAGGCATCTAGGTGGTCTAGACATTCATGCTTCGAGGATTGGATAATAAAGAGTAAAACAGATAACGATCTAGAAAGTCTAAGAGAGTTAACCGTAGATTTTTATAAGGAATATCAAAAAACACTAGATAATAGTGTTCTATATCAAGGTTGGAGAAATGGATGTATTATTCTTAGAGATAAAGAAGGAAAATCTCGGGAAGTAAAGACCTATAAAGACTTACTAGACATAGATGAAGCTACTTTTGATATGATCTGTAATGAGAATGGTTGGACAGTGAATAAAAAGGTAAGCATAGTAGGTAACATTCCGCTCTGTGATAGTAAGCGAGAGGAACTGATCACCTTATGTACCGAGAGAATAAAGGACTGGGTTAGCTAGGACAAACAAGAAAGAGAGAAAAGGAAAGGAATTAACTACCTAACCAATTCTCTCTTATTTTTTTTTTACATCGTCAATCTAAACCTGAGCTCAACACTGGAATCTGCGTCGGTTTCATTATACGATACTTCCTTAGATAATGCACTTACCTGACTCTCCGACATACCGACACCACCAACGATCAGACCTTTTTCAGATTCTAACTTATTTGGACCATGCGTATTGATTATCGACGCGCAAAATCCAGTGGTAGATGAAGCAGGGATACTAGATTTCATAGAGTTGCCATATAAGTCTACCTCCCCAATGAATCTAGTCCCAGGTGTTTTTCCCCATTCTCTCTTAGTTGCATCTAGTACTACATCTGAACTCTCTGTCTTTAAGTATTCATCATTTGCAAGCACCTCATCAAACTTAATAGATATCTTGTCACCCTCGTCTGTCTTGCTAACTAAGTATCCAAATGTGAAAATACCACCTCTCTTATTGAAAAAGAATGGATTTTCAAGATGCATAAACCTGAAACTACTAATCTTGCCCTCGTTTACATCACCCTTCATGTAAGTAGTGTATGCAATTGACAAGCCAGACTCTTCAGCATCAGATTCACCCGTTACCCTGTTTTGAATATTACAGGTGGTTGGGAAAATACTGTTATGATTGAATGTCTTATAGTAGGCAGTCAAGATAAAACTAAGAACGAGTTGCTCCCAGTATGTAATACCAAGTAAGTCCTTATTAGTTTTCTGTCTAGCTTCCTTAAATTTCTTAGGTACCCACTTCTTTGAATACACTATCTGATTTCCCACTGAGCAAACTAAACCGGTCTCTGTATTAACTGCATCATACCTACCAAGTAATTTAGTATAACAGTCACGCTCTTTGTTGAACTTAGACTTACCAAACCACTTTCTAAAACCCACTGGACAGCCTTTATCAAAATTAAATCTAACCTCCTTGTATGAACCTTTAATATTGTCCACCCCTGAGAAAAGACCAACGTTGATGTTAGGTATTTCTGTCATCTGTAAGTAATCATCTTTATCTGGGCTACTATAATGGCTAGTCGTTCCGTTATCAAGTCTATTCCTGTCTACTAGCTTTACTTTTCCATCAAGTGTTTCTTCTCTCCTCAGGTAGTTGAATCCTGTACCATCCTTCTTAATCTCACAAGGCCAACTACTATTTTCTACCCAAGTCTTAAAATCATCATACTTAATATCTCCTGCAAATACTGGTACCTTGAGTGTATCTTCGTCATACCACCTCATGATAAACTCGTTATTGTAGAAAACCTGTTTACCACCATCATCAGTACCTACATAGTTAATAGCAGGATAACCCCAACCATCTGTAGCTCTATATTCCCTAAATTCTTCTAGGTTTCTGAATTTTTTTATATTTTTCATCCTCTAAATATCTTATCTCCTATAACAACAAGTACACTCTGAGCCATCCTTTCCGAGACCCATTGTGCTAGTTGTTCCATAATCATAGTTGCTGTAATCTTCTTCCTCAGGCCAAACACCACTAGTATATTTCTCCCAGTCTTTTTGTGTTTCACCCTTACCACAACAACAACCACAACCTTGAGTAATAGGTTCCACTAAGAGACTTGCATACTGTAACCTAAGACGAGTGATAAGACTAGACATAACATTAGACCAACAGAAGACAAACCTATCCTCTTCATATGGTACAAAGAAATCATTAACAGATCCCCATGTATTATCTGTCTCAATACCTATCTCCTTAGCTAGCTTCATTCCCTTAAGGCCTACTATCATATCAGCACCTCTCTCATGCTCATCAAAAATCACCCTCAGCTTATCAACAATACCGGCACTCTCACCGGCATCAATCAGTAAGTTATTAAGGTGCTTGATAATATAAACTAGGTAAGGAGCAAGTTCTGGCCTAACCTCATAGTCTACCTTCTCAATACCTAATGACTTCTTAAGACTTGATAAAGAGATGCTATAGTCCTTAAAACCTTCTTCGCTTTTCCAGATCATTAAAACTCTCCTCCACTAATTATACTACTAAGGCTGTAATTCCAACAACCTTCATCTTCCCACTCACTAGAATCAGTACCAGTAAAGACATATTCTACCCAAGTCTTAGTAAGGGTATCAATATATCTTAACTTAATACCTGATATTCTTCTAGAGACTGGTACTTGACTTATTGCTTCGCTGAATGTAAAGGTCTTCTTATAATCACCTACTTCAGCATTCAGGTTTATGTCAGATTTAAGTAGGGTATTTAGGGCGCGAGCATTCATATTTATTGCATCATTTAGTTGATTCATGATTGCTGATGAAAGACCCTGACCTACATTAAACTTGTCAATACCTGTTCCTTCTAATAATTCCATAATCTTAACTTAACTTCATAACATCTAAGGAGCACTTATCAAGACCCATTCCAGACTTAATACCCTTTGTTAGCTCCTTAATCTGATCAACCCTAGGCCTGTCAATCTTGTAAGTCATAGGGGTAGTATTACGAGAACCACCTCTCTTAATACTCATACCCTTTACACTCCTAACTACCCTACTCATAATCTAATTATTTTTTATTATAAAACCTTAGTATCACCCATGTAAAATTCAACAGACGTGTAACCCTTATCCAGTACCTTCTGCTTTAGCTCTTCAGTAGCTTCACCAGTATAGTCCCTAAAGATAATATTAGGCTTATGATCTCGACTAGTTACATCGGGAAGTAAATTTTCAATAATATTACTAATACTAAATCTAATATTTCCTGTTTCACCTCCACCACTGAAATCAAAGCACTCTACATTACTGTCATAAACACTAGGAAGTAAATACCAACCTTTATTGTCGTTCATCACAGACATACTATTAACTGATACTTTTCTTGCAGTACAATCTTGAAACATGTTTAGGTTTTTACTAACATCTATACTTTCTTCAAAATTTCTAGCACTAGTTACTGTAAAATCTGTAGCCTCTGCATTTATAGTAATAGTATTCAAAGTAGAGTGTTGAAATAGTGAGATTAAGGATACATTACTAGTAGGACCAATAAATATCTCCAGATCAAGTTCCGGTGCATTTAGGTTAGAAAATATACCGTACGTACCTAATCCACCTGTTCCCTCTATTAAAAACTTGGCGAACTCTAATCGATCATTGAAGTCTTCTGCTGAACTACTAATATCTGCGAAAAGACCTTGGGTATCGTCTAAGTGGATTGAATCAAAACCATTTAAACTAACTAGCTCGAAAATACTACTTAATATACTTATAGTTTTCTCTTTTTCTTCTTGGCTATAGCTTTTTTCTTCTACCATCATACTTACCCATCTCGCTGCTTTCTTCTGTAAGTCTGTATAGGTACTATTATCTACTACTTTCTCTACTACCTTTTCTACAATTTTCTCAACTGGCTTTTCAACTATCTTCTCAACTACTTTCTCTACTACTCTTGGTTCAGGTAAGCGAAGATCAAGTGCATCACCATTATCCGCTACTATCTGAATTGGTGCGATCTCTACAAAATGCTCCTGTCTAATGCCATCCTCTGAGTAATCTGGGTCTGGGTATTCAATAGTAAGTTCCATTAAGAGCCTTCCCTCTGCGAAGTTATGATTATCAAAGAACAAAATCAATCTATCTCCATCCTGCTTACAATGCTTACAAACACCACCTTTTCTCTCTGCCCTATATACTTCAGAGCTACCTTCTATGTGTGCCTCCATTGTAAAGTCACAGTCTGGAAATGGTACTACCTGACCACCTCTCAATAATCTAACTGCTAGAGGAAAATCACTCTTCTTATTAATTCTTACTAAGTTCTCCCCCCCTGGGTTTCTGAATTCTGTCTGTTGATTCCTAGTGTTACTACTTCCATATTTGTTATGATACTTTTAGGTTAAAACACATCATTCTCTGTGTACCATCGGCCTTCTTATAACCAACATGTACCCACCTAGATGTATTACTCTTTTCAATTATGATCTGATCGTACTTATGACCCAGCTTAGAAAAAACTGTCACAAAGAACTTCTCAAATTCTGTCTGCTTACCATTGGCTGGTTGTAAGTCCGCCGCATAACCAAATTGATGAGCAGATGTAGGGGCACCACCAACAGCCTTATTAACTGCTGGACTCCTATAACCACTTGATACTTTTATTGACGGATTAGCCAGGCCATGTTTTTCACAATACTTACCCCACTCAACGCGAATCAAGTCTAGAAATTTTATTGTCTCTTCTAGGTTTTTCTTGATTGCTGGTGGTGGTGTATTGTTCAACTTTAATCTAGTAGCCGTATTAGAGCTACATAACTCGGAGACTGTAAAATATGACATTGTTGTTTATTATCGTTTATCATGTAGTACTTTTCCTGCATGTACTGTATTAGACGTTACACCAGATACATAAGAGTCTAGCGCAAGTACATCAGCCTCGGTATCCATAGTCCAAACCTCTAGCGGTAGTTTATTAGCAAGTAGTTTTGTCATAACTGCTTCACTTGGTGTTTTGAAATATTGACCATTTGCATCTAGGAAAACATTGATCCTATTTGTACTCTTAGACTTTATCTTATTAATCCTCATCACTACATCATCTATTGTATTATCCTGAACCTTATCATAGATTAAACCAACTCTAATCTTATCATCATACTTAATAGAGGATTCCAGTGTCCATTCAATAAAAGATATAATAGTGAAGTTATAATTAAGACCACTCCTAGTAATAATATCTAGGATCTTATACATGGTCTGCTCATCAAACGCCTTCTTCGTTTCTATGTAAGGGTGAAGTCCATAAGTTTTACAGAGCTTACAGAATTCAGATAGTTCAGTCACTGTTCCACCCTTAGAATCTTTGAATGCTTTAAGTTCCTCTAATGTATGTTCTGCTATCTTAACTGTACTACCCTTAGCGCCAGTTGCAGGATTAACTAGTCTATCTGGAAGTTCATCATTATGTCCAATTATAAACTTATCATCACTGGTCTTATGCACATCTACCTCAACATATCTGAAACCCATCGCAAATGAATCCTTATATGCGTCTAGTGTATCTTGTGCTGCACCTAAGCCTGTCCAACCTCTATGATTAACGCCCTTGATAATTGTATCGTACTTAGAATAATCCTTTCCGGTACTTTCAGTGTTAACTTTATTACTCAAGACATCAATACCATTGAGCTTGAGTGAATTCATAATAACCTCTAGAGTTGACTTACCTACTACTTCTAACTTAAAAGGAGGATAATTACCTAAGTCGGTTATCCATAGGTCAGTATTATCAATCTTACTAAGCAAGAAACAATACTTACCATCCTTAGTAGTTGTGTACTTACCTGTTGTCCAAGGTACGAAGCTATAAACACCACTCTTGTCTTGTATGCCAATATATGATCTAAGTCCTGATGGTATATGAACTGTAATACCACTATTAAGCTCGATCATACAGTAACATCTCTTAGGGTTAGCTTGATTTACATCCCAACCAGATGCAGTAATAGTTACATTACCCTGTACTAAGCGATCTGTTATGTTAATGAATAGTAGATCCTTTGCTAGTACCGCAGAAGATGGTGCCATATAATCACAATCAGATAAGCTTTGTGCATATCTAGAAGTAGTATTTAGCTTGTCATACTCAATACTAAAATCGAATCCTGTAAAGCTATCAACAATTCTAGAACTTACCACTACCATCTTTGTACCTGCCGGAATATCAGAGCTGGTAAGAGTATAATTAGTTGGTGTTGTCTTAGCTGTCTCTGCCCTAGATATTGAAATAGGTTCAGTACTGGTAAGAGGATCTAAGAATTTATTAAAACAAGAGAATACACAAGGGACTGTATCTGTTGCACCTGCCCCTGTAATAGTGATCTTATCAATTCCCTCAGCCGGTATTAAGTAAGAATTAAAGTTTGAAGACCTAGTAAACTTTCCCTTATTATCTACATACGCCTCAATCTTAGTAGTATTTGTCTTATTCCAAACACCCCTAGGATTAAACTCTCCGCTAGCTTGGCCACTTGGAGAAGAAGATGATGTTGGGATATTACCTATCTTTACATCAACCTCTGATTTAGTGTAATACTCTCCCTTTGGCTGATACTTTTCTTCAGCATCAGACTTACTTAGTTTACTCTCAACCTGTCCTGTTTTCTCACGAATACTATCAATGTCGCTAATCTTTGGCTGATATAATTCTTCTGCCTTAGTCTTCTCGAGTAGTCCACTAATATCTTGATGGCTTGTTAGGTACTCTCCCTTTTGTTGATAGAGTTCCCTTGCTTCTTCCTTACCAAGCTTTCCATCAACTAGTCCAGCCTTTTCTCTGATACTATCTAAGTCAGTGATTTTTGTTTGATACGTTTCCTCTGCCACTGACTTACTAAGGAGACCACTGATATCTTGATGTTCCGTCAGGTATGTTCCCTTTGGTTGGTATAATTCTGCTGCCTCTGTCTTACTCAGCTTCTTTCCTAACTCTTCATTAACACTACTAAGATCCACACTAGTACCTACACTTCCTTCAGCATCACCTACTTTCTTATATAATCTATCAGCCTCTTCCTTACTTACTAAGCCGCTAATATCTTGGTGTTCTGTTAAGTAGTGCCCCTTTGGCTGATAGTATTGATCGGCTTCTTCCTTGCTAAGTTTTCCCGCAACCATATTAGAATTACTGCGGATTGTATCAAGGTCTTCAATTCGATCTTGTTTTCCAGCCAACATATCACTACTAAGACCACCACCATTACCTGTAGCGGCCTGTAGTTCTTTTATTTTAGCCTGTACATCTCTCACTGCATTACCTAAGTTTGTAAGCTGAACAGATGCAACAGGTGAATTTGGAGTTGATGGGACAGTATTATCAATTACATCACTATTTCCCTCAACCAGTAATATATTTGTAATCGTTGAGTAGTATTCCTGCCTAAACCCATCTGCATAGTTAGGGTCAGGTACATAAAGAATCATCTCAATCTTAAGTCTACCAGTACTGAGACCGTGATTGTTGAAGAATATTACTAACTGATCACCCTGTACCTTACAATTCTTATAGACACCATCCTTCTTCTCAACACAGTATGACTTAACTTCTTCTCCAACGGTAGCACGAAGTTCGAAATCACAATCAGGAAAATTAGTGAAATTATTTAACCTGACAGCTAGTGGGAAATCACTTCTATAGTTTATTCTCACTGTTCTATCTGTACTACTGCCTAATATTAATTCATCCATCTTAGTCTAATTTAAACTCAATATCTTTCAAGGTGAAGGTTTTTCCAGGACAATCAGAAAGCTTCAATACAGTAATGCATTTTCCATCTGTACTAATCCTGAAAGAAATATCCTCTACCTTGTATTCTTTTCTTCCATCCTTATTCCACATCCAGCCGTTTCCCATTGTTAGTGACTTAATATAAACACTAGCGCCGAGAAGATCCTTATACTCTATTAATCCAGACCTGCCAGACTTAGGAATTCTCTTCTCATCATCCTTACAAAAACCTCTCATATTTCCTACTTATTTATAAAATCTATTCTTTATTAACTTACCTAGATTATTTGGATCCCTTTCCTCATCTGATAACAAGTTATTTCTAGTAGCAAGTTTATTGGCAACATTACTTAGTGGGTCAAGACTTTCTAGCCCAAGAGACATTATATTTTCTGCCACGTGGTAACTTAGGTATTCATAACTCCCTAGACATAGAAGTTTAATAGCACCGTCTTGTTTAGGAATACCAAAACCAGCCCTCTTACCAGAAAGTTGATTTAGTACACTGTCATAAGAAAATACCCATACTGGTGTCTTACCTAAAAAACCTTTAATGCTATAGCCGTCATTATCCTCCCTTACATTCTCATATAGGAATGATAACCATGATAGTACCTGTTTTGGAAAATGTTTAAATAATGGTTCTTTCTTAACATCTGGATTAATATAGTTTGGGTCCCATGTTCTTAGCTTATTTTTCAAGTCTGGGTTACCCTTAAATTTCTGCCAGAATGATGAATACTGCTTTGTTCTTAATACAATCATTTCTTCTAATTAGTTTGTCCTTTTGCGAGTAGGTCGACGTAATTATTCCAGTATGAGTCTCGGTTAATAGTTCTTTGGTGTGCTTTTACCCATTCAAAACTAATCTTCCCTGTGAGACCTTTTCTTTTTATTACGTCGTCTATCTGCCCTTTTACTTTTTTGATGTATGGCTCCTTGATTCTCCACTTGCCTGTACACCACTCTCTAACACCAATATAATCTGCAAATACTACTACCTTACTTGCATTACTTGGGATATTAAAATTAGAGAGGGCCATAAGTACTCCAATCATTTCGGCTGTTGGATTACTACAATTTTTACTGCCATACTCAGCCTGCATGTAGTCTGGGGTTAATTCTTGACTATACTTATCTAGGATTGTCCCATACTTACCTGCACTATCATCTTGCACCATAACACCACCACATCCAAGTCTACCATTATTTTGCTTGTCTAGGTGTGATCCGTCGGTGTAAATATTAATTATCATATATCAAAATTTTTACTTAGTGAACAATACTTGAAAGGTTCTAAGTCAAGCTCATATTCCTCTCTCATAAACTTTCTAAATCTTCCTGTCTTCATTTCACAGATACTAGATAAGCAGTCGAGAAATTCAGGACCACATACCTTACTTATTGATTGTCCTAACCAAGTCTGTAAGTTTGTGTTGAGATAAATAAAAGTATCTAAGTATTTATCCAGGTCCTTAGTAGTTGTGTCATTACTAGCATTATAGAAGATTTCGGCATGGTTTGAAAAATAGAGCTGCTTAAACATCCCTAACCACTTTGATGAAATAGAGAGACTTGAACCATTATATAAGTAGTGCACCGTAAAACCTGAACTATTGAACCTACCTATTATAAAATTATCAATAGTTATATCCTTCTCTCTAATAGGTGGACACTTATCAGAATACATTAGTTCCATGTATCCTCTAAATATTTCTAAGTTCCTCATATCAAACTATATATGTGAACAAGTGGCATTCCTTGTAAAATAACTGTACAATTATCTCTGAATACCGTAAACCCACTCTTATCACACAAGCTCTTATAGTCAAGGAGTTCTAGGATTGTATCAATATCATCCACAATAAAAGTAGTAATGCCAAGTATACATCCATCACTAGACCTATTATATTCGCTTGTATAGGTAACAGAAAATGGGTAGATGTCATATTTTTCCAGGTACTTAATAACCGCCTCCTGAAAATCTGTACTACTTATCATACTACTAACTCTTTAACCGGTTTTTCAAGTAAGCCGCTTCCATTTAAAATCTTAGCGAGGACTGATCGATGGCAACTATCATAATCACTTCCATAACCAAGTAATACAATAGACCTAGCACCAGATAATTCAACTAGTGACTCAAGCTTATCAATTATCCTCTTAAGATCAACCCTCTCTGTTATTTCAATCGCATATAACTTCTTAAACTCATCAATACTTAATGCCTTATCCCTCTTCTTCCTAAATAGTTCATTACTTGGAGATAATTCCTTCAAGTGTACAGGTGAACCACTATACTGTCCAATTAATTCTGAATTTTCTATATTTCTTACTATAAAGATTGGCAAGATATTATTACTCCTAAATCTCTCAAGTGTCGCAGGAGAAACAAAGGAGGTGTTTATTTTCAGTTCCGATTTCATATTTCTCTAATTGTTTTTAAATTTTTTGTAACTTTTTCTAAATCCATCCGCGCTAGAAAAACCAGAGGACATTGTATTCTTTTTCCTCTGACTACTTCCGCCCTGCATTGCTTTCTGTTGTGTCATCTTCTGTTGGAATTGTGTTGTGCCTCCGAATTTTTGACTAGACGCCGCAAATCCACTAGGTGCAGTACGAAGTCTGTTTAGGAGCGATATATTACTCTCTATCATAGCCTTCATTGTTGCTGAATCTATGTGATAAGAGATATCAGGACAATCTAAGATATTACCAACATTAGACAGGCCACTACTCTCAATGAATTTATTTAACATACACAAGGCCTCAGTTAGATTACTCGACGCCATCAATGTATCAGTAGTTGGCTCATAGATTTTATACTCATGCCTAGATGGATCATGATTTATTACTATTTCTATCATAACTTCAAAAATAAAAAGAAATACTGACAGTTCAATATTTCTTACTTAACTAATAGACCAAGCACTGCACCTACTAATAAACACACTGCTGACATCCAAGTAGTTCTTCTCCTACCTTCTTTCTTCAGCCTCTTATTATCAGCGGTTAGTTTAGCGGTTTGGTCTATGTAGTATTTCTCTTTCTTCGCTTCTCTTAGGTTATACTGGACAATTAGTGAGTCTTTAATCCCCAATAACACACTATCTCTCTTAACTAATTCCTTATAGTCCTTCACAGCCTGTTTATGATAATCTAAGTCCATTATCATCTTATTTATGGTCCTCAGATTTCCAGGTGTTATTGTGATTAGTGTGTCGTTATTAATTACTACTTTCTCTTGTGCATGTCCAATAATAGGTAGTAACAAAAAGAAAAGCATGATTACCTTACTCTTCATATTCTTTTATTTTTTTCCTGAGGTAGTTAATATTGCTATCGAGTGGGAGGCTGTCAATCTTATTTAACTCCTCTACTCTTTCTCTCCAGACAGTACTAATTCTCTCTTTTATTACTGTTACTGTGTCTCCTACCTGTTTTTCTTGTGTCTTAAGTTCCCCTATTCTCTTATTTTCCTGTCTTACTAGTTTCTCGGGTACTTTCTGGGGAGCAAGATTAATTGGACCTGGCTGATATATACATTTTCCAACATACATACCAATACCAAATCCAATCAATACTAGTACCACGAGAAGACTAATCCTCTCGTTTTTCTTTTTCACTTATCAATATTCCTACTCTATATTCAAGGTCCCCACGTCTTTCATAATTGAGGTCTAGGTGAAAAATTCTATAATCACAATCACCTAGTCTCTGAATCAAGTGAGAATCCCATTTATTAGATTCATCAAGCTTTCCTATCAAGTCCTTTAATTTCTGAACCTTGACTCCACACTTAACTAATGAATCTAAGTCATTTTGAGGATTTATTTTTTCTTGCATCCTCTCTAATTCACTTACTGCTTCTTCTCTATTCATTAAATCCTCAGGCAGCTCTTTCAATCTATACTGCCCTGGATTAACATCTTCGTGCACAGTGTTAACATAGGTATTTCCAACTTTCTCACTAACTATCTCAACTACCTTAGCACTATATTCTTTCATGTTATCAAAAATATCCTTAATGCTTCTGATAGTATCTAGTTGTGTTGTAATACCCAAGCTAACAAATACACCTACCGAATTATTAGGCTTGTCAGTACTTTCAACTACATTAAATACTTTGAATATGTAATTATATACTGACTCAACTAATCTATGAATCTTTTGTCTACTTATCATACTTTAATACCTTGGACCCTTATAACTCACATTGAAGTTCTTAACGATCAGGTTCTTAAAATCTACATTATAATTACTACGGCCATAATTGAAACCATAGAGTGCATACTTATTCATTGTTCTCTCTACTTGTTGCCATTCCTCTAAGTAATCCTCAAAGTCTGATATAACAACTAAGATAGAGTCGTCCTTGTAGTGATCTCTGAAGTACTTGATACCTTTTGCCATTCTAGTACCACCACCCATTGAGATATGTGGAATACCTTTTCTTGGGTCAATGTCTCTAAAATGATCCTCTAGCTCTGTACTCCAACTGATAATGTCATAGTGAAGACCTCTACCAATTGACTTCATCTTTCTTGCAATAGTATTCAAGACTCTATCAACCAGTTCAGTATCCATAGAGCCACTAACATCGATCAAGTATACAATCTTCGGTTCATCCTTAATTGTAACTCTAGGTAAGATAGCTGGGGCGATAACAGTTCGATTGATGCCTTTGTTATAGTTCCACATCATATCTTTCTTAATCTCCTTCTTAACTACCTTATTCTTATAGTTCCTGAGTACTTGATCTATTGCTTCGTCGACTGGATCTGCATTGCTCACCTTTCGTTTTGCACTAGATGTTCCACTACCACTACAACCAGTTCCACCGCCAGCCTTAATTTCGCCAACCTCTCTTTTTCTGTCAGCGTCATCTCTAGAGTCTGTACAGTGATCATGATGAGTACCGCCTTCTAGTTCAGAAAAGTCAGTATCTCTAGTTCCCTGATTGCCACTTTCGGTTTTCTCAGAGTCACCCTTGAAACCGCCGGAATTACTAGCATCATTTCCTTCACCGCCTTCTTGACCATTACTTGAACCTTGGCCGTCCTTGCCTTGATCTTGCTTCTTACCTTTACCGTCAGACATACCCATCTGCTCCATAAGGTCATCCAGATTATTCATCGCACTATTTTCATCACCAAGTGCATCCTGGACATCCTCTGAGGTAACATCACTAGTATCGCCGTTACCACCTCTACTAATACTGATCATCATCTTAATAAACTGATCAAGATTCTTAACGATCAGAATAAGATACTCAAGATAGTCGGCATTATCTGGGAAAGGTGTACCGTCTGCCATGTGATATCTCTCTGGCAGGATAAACTTAATCTTAGCCTCATTTCCCATTTTCTTGAGACGATCTTCTATCTTCTTCTTGACTTCCTCATCTGTGGTTGTCTTGAGAAGTTCCTTAAGTTTATCGCTAAGTGTATCGGGAAGAATTTTTGATAACTCACTCTCCATAACCTCCACATCATCTTTGCTTAGGACCTTAGTATTTACTTCCATGTCCATTGCAATATTGTGAAGACTATGATTAAGTACTGGATCATCAATAACTCTCTCAATCAGTTTATCACCGAAATTGATACCACAGCCTTTATTAACTGTCTCAATCAATTCACCCCTGTAATCTCTAAGCACATTACAAATTCTAGTATCCATTTCTTCATAGATACCGTCAAGATGTGCTAGATAGATGTGTCCGTACTCATGAAGCTTTACACGATAGTCAATATCATTAACTCCAGTACGTGCACAAACAACATTATAGGTAGTGAACTCTTTTTTACCTTCACCATCAAATGACTGATGCCTGTATGAATAACCTAGTTCTGGATTCTGAGGATTATAAGGCTTATCAAGTTTCTCCTTAAGTATGTTTCCCCAGTTCCGATTATTATAGGCCCTCTTAACTAGGTTCTCTATAAATTCGAGTTCTTGTTTTGTTTTCATTGCTGATTTCTTGTTAGTTATAATTTGGAACTAATAAGACTTTGAGTGATAATCATAGTACCAACCCAAAGTCCTATCTTAACTTAACTACTCATCAACACAGCTCTTAACCTCTGGGACAATTTCAGCTAGTACCTTATCATCATTGTTCAGGTAAGACTTTCTAACTGTCTTAAGCTTGAAACTGATCTTTCTCAACTCAGACTGTGTATTCTTAATATCAGTCTTAATACTAGAATCGTATGAGAACTTGGTATTACTTACAAGCGCCTTCAATGACACCATAAGAGTTGCAAGATTGTTCCAGTAGTTAATGTCACCTGCGAATTTCTCCACAACTACATTAGCTACATTTTCACCACTAGGGTCAATCTTATAACCACTAACAAGTTTCTTACCTGATGTTCTGAAGATTTCACAGAACTGCTGAACAATACCTGGATCCATAGGACGATCAATACCCTTAACATCTGGGTCATCAATCATCTCCCTGATCTTGTTTGAACTTGCATTCATAGCAGCGATATCCAATTTTCCGTCTACTGCACTATTGATAATATCTCTGTAGAATTTCTCATACTCAGGGATCTTATCATTGTTCATCTTCTCGACATCATTCACAACATCGATCATGGCCCTAACGTAATCATCAACAATATTTGTCTTGATTACCTCACCATTACCACTACGCTTGAGACCCATACCAATAAGACCATACATCATGCTCTTATAGTTGTCTGAATTAATACCAGCACTACCAAACGCAATGTAAGTAGCAATGGTAATATCTCTAGCGTAACAAGCAGATCTAGGTGATATGAAGTTTGGAAGGTCATTATCACCATCAATGTCAGAGTAGATTGTCTGCAGCTCCGTCACACCAAGATCAACTGGCCTTTCACCACCTGACATCAATGACTTAGTAACGAACTTGATACTCTTCTCGAAATGCTCACCAATCATAGCAAGCTTCTCTGGACTGAACTTCTTCTCCTGTGAATCAATTTCCTGCATCTGCTTATAGAGAACATCAAAATAATCAACCCTCTGACCTGATGCAGAACCCTCGAACTTGTTAAAGAATACGTCGAGATCATTGACTCCCACCTTGAGATTATATAGCATAAATCTGTTCAACATAGGTGGAAGAATTGTAGCAGTATTACTCAAGTTGTTTGCGTAATTACCTGCCGCTACTACCAAAGTATCCTCTGGTAATCTCTCTGAATCAATCTCCCTGTCGAATACAAGACTCAACAAAGCAGACTGTACGTACTCATGACATGTTGTTAACTCATCCAAGAAAAGTAGACTCTTCTTTCCATTTCTTCCATTTTCTAAGATTCTCTTAAACCATGCAGGCTTGAGGTGTCTAGCTGAATCAAACTTCTCTAAGTCTGATGGAGCACAATCATAACCAAGAATAGCCTCAGAGCTCATTCTGTTACCGTGCAATGCAACTACCTCATACCCGCGAACTTTTGCAAAAAGCTTAACTGTGGTGGTCTTACCAATGCCTGGATTACTCAACAGAAACAAAGGTACACCACTAAGTTCACTCACTTTCAACGCAGCGAAAATTCGCATGTTAATTGAATCATTAATTTCTCAAAGATTCATATTAGCAATAGAGTCTTGAAGATCGGTAGTATCAGAACCATGCTCTGCAAAATCTTGAACAAGAGACTCAATATCCTCAGCCAATCAAGAAAGCTGTAAAGCCTGTTCTTTATACTGATCCCCTTGCAAAATGCGGTTAAAAAGATCGGTATAACGATGATAGATAAGATCTTCTGCAAAGAGAAGCTTATTCTGATAG